AGCTCGCGTCCAGACGTCTACAGTCTGCAGACAATCCACGCAGTTGCGGAAGAGCCGGTCGAGCTTGTACGCGACCACGGCGCCGACCGCCCCGGAGCTCGCCAGCTCGAGGAGCTCCGCGCCTCGTTCCCGGGTCGCGAGTGGTTTGCCGGCGCTCACTCCGGGGTCACCGAGCACAGATGAGAGTTCCAGGCCACGCATCGCGCAGTAGGACCGCAGCCGATCCTCCTGCGCTCCGAGCGACAGGCCCTCGATGGCCTGCTCGGCGGTTGACACTCTCACGTATCCGACGGCGCGTGTTCCCATGGTGATCCCCTGCCTCTCTCCATCGGAAGCGGCCCCTCGATCCGGACTACTCCCGAGCGCACGCCTGTCGCTCCCGGAGCTCGCGCTCGAGCGGGATCAGGAGCAGCCAGTCAGCGACCTTGTGCTCGAGGTTCTCGGCCCCTGGCATCAGCGTGTCCACGCGGTGGTGGATCAACTCGTGGATCAGCGACGTGCGCCCGAGACAGCCGGAGACCATCTCTACCTCGACCAGGCCGCTCTCGTGGTAGAGCCCTGTCACTTCGTCCGTCATCCACTCTTCGGAATCGAGCTCGAGCAGGTGGATCTCGACGGGGTAGAGGTCGATCAGCGGGTGCACGCGCTGCGCCGCCCACTCGACGAGCTCGGTGTCGACTTCGGACGTGCTCAGGTTGACGACGGTGATGGCTGCCCGCTCGCCGCATGCTGCGAGTATGAAAGTCATGGAGATTGTGACATGTTTCATCGCCGGCCCCCCTTCTTCCGTTTTAGTACTCGATTTCTTCAGCATGCTCGCCAGCGCAGTCCTCGGTGTGCCCTGCGCCTTGCCAGCAGTAGCAGTCGGGATAGCCCAGATCCCACCCTCCACCGGCCGCGGTGATCACGGAGCCGTCCGCAAAAGTCCAGCGGTACACCATGCGCTCGCCGGTGCTATCGCGCTTGCCCCCGGCCTCGGCGCACGCCGTGTCGAGGTCAATGCCTTGATCGTCCTTCCAGCGCTGGCCATCATCGTGGAAGCGGGCTGCGATCTGCTCGGCGGTCGTTGCAGTCCAGTAGCGATCGTCGATCTCCCGGATGGCGTCGGCAATCAGGGTGCAGATGTGGTCAACGGCGTCGTGGTCGGTCGCGGCCCAATCCTCCGGATCGTCGCCAGCACGGCATGCGTCGCAATCGCATGCGACAGATCCGGTGCCGACAATCGTCAGCACCTTGACGCTCTGAATGTTTTGGTCAGTCGGGTTGCGGTAGGCATCAGGCAGGATCGTGCGCTCGTCACGATTGATCGAGTCGACCACGACGAGCGTGCCGTCGGGCCAGATCTCGGCGCGAGCGTAGCCACTCTGATGCGCCTCCACGGCGAGTTCGGTTGCCGCCTTGATGATGTCGCTTTGCGTTGCCATCGTCGTTCTCCTTGTGTGGTGGTCCATTCCGCTGCTGATGCCCAGGTCGCCCAGGGGCACGGAGCAGGGGAGCGGCTCAGTCCAGCTCTCTAGTGATCACACAAAATGCCTTGGCGCCGGGGTCGTCCTGGGCGTCGTCTGCGCTCGCCCATACCAGCGTCCGGTCGCCGCCCTCGCCGAGGTCGCCAGCGTGCCCGACCACGCAGCCCTCCCACGACGGCTGGTCGAGTAGCGAGTCAATCAAATCCTCGTAGCTCTCTGCCTCGCGGCGTCCAGTCGTCCCGTCTGCGTACGTCAGAAGGTAGCGCGCCATTGTCGTTCTCCTTCCTGTGGTTGCCATGGGCATGCCTCATCAGCCGTGCAGCGTCGTTTCGTCGGCGTCGAGCCGCTCACGGATTCGATAGATTGCGAATTGGCTGCCGTCGTCGTCCTCCATCTCGACGTACTCACCCACGAGGCCAGCGGTCTGGAGCACGTCCAAGAAAGCGTCGAGTTCGCGTCCGTCGGGCTGCCGATCGTGGCGGATTCGCACGAGCATGCCTGCGGCCGGCGCACCCGGATCCATTGCGTGGTCCCAGCTGCCTGTGTACTTGTCGATCGTGATGTCGCGTTGCATGTGACCCCCAAGTGCTTTCGGGCAATCTTGCCCTAGTTCGTGTCCTGCTACCACATCGCAAACGCGGTCAAAAAGCGGACAGCTCCTCCGCCGCTTTTTTGGCTGCGTCATCGGCACTCATCCGTGAGAAGATCGGCAGGAGCTCTCGCGCCTGCTCGAGAGTAAGCCGCACGTCGCGCAATTCGATCCGTGTCTCGGTGTCGCTGTGATATAGCGTCGCGCGGTAGATGGCTCCACTTGGGTACCAGCACAGATCTGAGCCGTCCTTGCGTGCCTCTCCAAGCCACTGCGAGAGCTCGGCTATGACCTCGTCCTTGCGACGCTCGAGAGCATCCAATTCGGCGAGCTTGGCTTCCGCGGCCGCATACAGCATCAGATAATCAGGGAGGAGACGGCGGTCGATGTCCCGGGCGATCTTGGCTGCGGGTTTCAACGCATTCGCGCCGATTGACGGCTCGCGGTCGTGGTATCCGATGATTCCGAGATTTTGAAGGCTGGCGTTGCGTGGGTAGATACCTCGGATCGTGAGCTTGCTGGTGTGATAGTCAATCGACACCAAGAGCTTGTGTCCGGCATCGTCGGCTATCTCGTGCCAGTGGCTGCGATCGGGATCGTGTGGTGCTATTCTCCATACTCCCTCGAGGTTCGCGGCGACCTGTCGGCAGATCTCGTGAACCATGCGATCGCGATCGTTGCACGACAGGCGCAAGAACGATAGCGGTTCCATGCATCACCCCATCTCGAGAGCACCATTGCTCGACTCGGGCCGCTGGCGCACGAACGCCAAGGGCCCGCGTCCAGCAATGCCACTCAGTGCGTGCCCCAAGTCATCCCGCCATCATGCGAATGGACACCAGCGTTGATTGCGGCCGGATTCAACTTGCGGCCGGAAAGCGCCTCGGCTCTGGCGATTGCACGGCGGAGCTCGGGCGAATTCGCGGCGACCAACTTACGATAAGCGCAGGCATCAAATAGCATGCTGCGATCGCCAGTCCATCCGCGGAACGCAAGCGCGCCGTTCGCGCTGATGACCACCGTTGCCGTTCCAGCCGCGAGCTGTTTTCTCAGCCGATCAAGCGCATCCCTCTGTTTCTGGCGCATGATCTCGGTAAGGTCGATTCGGTCGCATGCCATGGCTGGGGCCCTCCTGTTTTGTTGGCTCTCATCTCAGATGAAATCGAACGACGGCACGGCATATTCGGCCATTGCTGCCGCGACTTCTGGCGACTCATCCGGTGGAGCGAATTCAACGGCGCGCGCGGCAACGGGTGCGTCCTCGACCTCCTTTTCCTCGTCGAGGTCCAGGAAAGCGAACCGGGCGCTTGCGATTGCCTCAGTGCGTAGCTCGGCGATCACGTCCGCGGCACGCTCGCCTGATTTCTCGACGCGACGCGTGATCTCGCGAGCGGCTGCGCGCGCTTGATCGATTGCGGATGAGACCGCATCGGCAGCGTCACCGGACAGCATAGCACCGATCGACCGGGCCCGGTTCGCTGCGTCGCGGATTGCCTCGGGATCTGCAGCTGCAATGCCCGATTGCATTGCAGAGAGTAAATCGCGAATCTCCGAGGAGATAGCGCGCGCCGCCTCAACATCATCATCCGCGATCCGGCCAGCGATCGCGTACACCGACACGTGACACGTGGCGGATGTGGCGTTGAAATCGTCCGCCAACTTGCGAGCGGCCGCAATGCACTCCCGGAGATTCTCCCCACGATCGACTGGGCAGAGCAAACCGAATTCGGAGCGGGAGCATACGCCAGTGATCAGGGTGCGGCACTTGGAGCGAACCCTGATTGCTGCCTCATATTCTACGGGATCTTGCACCTCGCGCGTCGTAAGCCACGTGGCAACCGCGGCGCCGTCGGACGTGGTCTCCGAGGAGACATCCATTCGCGAATACCGCGGTCCGCCGTTGACAGTGGATCGGAGAGCCACGAGATATCCCGGGCGGAGGATGCGAGCGGCGATTTTGTCAGTGGTCGGTTGCATGTCATCTCCCGTACGTTGTGGTTTCGGGTCTCTGGTGTCTATCGATTACAGGTCCAAAGAGCGGACACTTTGCGCGGACGATTCTTCTGGCGATGACGCCGATCGAGCTCGGCCGCGGGCCCAGTCTCGCACGGCCTGGATTCTATCGGCGCTTGTGCGTGCGAGCGGCACGGTTGCGCCAGCTGCAGCCACTAGATCGGCAGTAGACAGAGGGCGCGCTCCATCGGAAAAGGCCGTATAGAGCGCATCTGGGACAAGCGCGGCAATCTCGGAGCCGGTGAAATCCTGGCATGCACGTGCAACGGCCTGCAGGTCGATTGACTCGGTGCGATTGTGAGCCCGCAAGGCTGCAGCTACGATTGCGGCGCGCTCGCTTGTGGTCGGCAGGTCGACGAAAAACAGCTCGTCAAAACGGCCCTTGCGGAGTAGTTCAGGGGGAAGGGCGCGGACGTCATTGGCCGTTGCGACCACGAACACGTCGCCTTGCCGTTCTTGCATCCATGACAGGATCGTACCGAGCGCATCAGCGCTAACCCCGCCGTCGGCGGCGCCTTGCGTTGCACCGGAAAGCGCTTTTTCGATTTCGTCAAGCCATAGCACACACGGCGCTACCGTTTCGGCCACCTTCAAGGCTTTGCGGATGTTCGCTTCGGAATCGCCAACCCATTTCGATTTGAGTGCACCCAAGTCGAGACGCAAGAGCGGCACACCCCATGCCGTGGCGATCGCCTTGGCCGTGAGACTCTTGCCGCACCCCGGGATGCCCACGAGGAGAGCGCCTTTCGGGGCTGGCAAACCATAGGCGCGCGCCTCACGAGTGAATGCGGCGCGACGAGACACCAGCCATGATTTGAGCAGGTCCAGACCGCCAACGGCGTCAAGACCGCCAGAGATCGGATCGTACCACTCGAGCACCTTTTCACGGGAGATGACGCGACGCTTTTCCAAGCTGACGTCACGGGGCACGATCTTGCGAGACTGAACAAGCGAGCGAGCGTAACAGGCTTGCGCTTCTTCTGCCGTGAGACCGACCGCGGCATCAATCGCGGCTTCTCGGGTTCCATTCGGTGCGGCGGAATCGCGGATGTCGTCGGGCAACGCGGCGATCACACTATCAAGGATGCTGGCGATTTCCGCGCGATCGGGCAACGGCCAGTCCACGACAATAGCGTGTCCTGCGAGCTCGGGTGGGATCTCCCCGACGGGGGATAGCACGACAAGCGCGCGCGCCGTGTCACGTGGCTGCAGCGATAGATTACGCGCCAAGGTGCGGACGGCGCGGAGGATGACTGGATCCGCAAGCCACTTGTGGAGATCTCGGAGCACGTATACGGCGCGATCGGTGCGATCACGAACACGTGCAAGCACAGAGCTCGGATCGGTCAGAGACGAATCAACCGCCGATCCGTCATACGAGGTGAGACCCGTTGCACAGTCCCAAAAAAGCGGCGCATATTGTGCAGCTTGGCATGCCTCGAGTAATCCCCTCTCGGCTCGCGATTCTTCACGCGTGACAACCCACAGTAAGGTGTTTCGGGCCCGCAGTAGCGCGGCAATATCGGAGGATGTACGTTGCATGGTATGTCCTTTTCTCGAGTAAGTAATGGGCTCGCCGAATGCCTCATCCGCAAGGGACGGGGCATCGGAGCGAAACCACTAGGTGAATGCATGCACGCGGATGATGGAGTCTTGCGGCGTGCGTAGGAGTGTCCATTCCCCATCGGTGCCGCATGGCGTGCAACCATCTCTCAGCAACCGAGCCTGATACTCTGGCATGTCTTTGACTCGGGGAATGCTCGCGTCGGATGGATGATGAATGCTCGGCTCGAGCCATCCGCACGCAGTCTTGCGGTAGGTCACGCGGGAGAATCCCATTGTGCGTGCGGACGTCCGACGAGCCCGGGATTTGACGGCAACGGGCGGCGCAACGGTGTCTGCAGCTGGCATCGGACGGGACACACATGCCGATCGGATGAGAGACAATGCCTCATCGATGCATGACAGCATGTCGTCAATCGCGGACTGCAATGACATGGTCTCTGTGGCGAATGAAAGGCTTGTCATGGTGTTCTCCAGTGTTGGTTAGTCGACTTCTGTGACAATCGCGGACCACACACCAAAAGCGGCGCATGCGAGAGACGGAAGTAGGATGAGAATGATTGTCATGGCGTGTTTTTCCTCCACACACACAATCGTGAGCGGCCGCGAATACCGGACAACAAATCAAACGAGATATGTGTCGGGCAGGTAGGATTCTGGGAGTGTCGCGAGCGCTGCAACGTCATCTGCAGCACCGATTGCGTAGATTTGACGACGGCCGTTGTCTAAATCGACCGTGACGATTGCCAGGGGATATCCGCAACCGTTGAATAGGACTGCCTCGATATCACAACCGTATGTAGACAGGACGGCATTGCCAGCGTGGAAATCGAAGGTCCATTGACGTCCACGGCTGCCAGTATTCGGCTCTGTCACAAGAACGGGATATCCGGGGCTGCCATAACGACACCACGTCCACGCAGGAGCCATGGTGTGGTCGTGCTCCCATGCCCACGAGAGCATGGTGTAGGCTGCCACCTTGGCGTTGTCCCGTGCGGCGTCTCGTTTCTCGTCGAGTAGGCGCTTCTCGGCCTGTAGTCGTCTCTCTTCTTTTGCCAGCTGGCGCTTAGCTTGGGCTAGTGTCTCCGCCTCAACCGTGATTCCAGAGTCGCTTGTGATTGTGTACATGTGTTCGTCCTCCACGTAAGCTATCGCAAGGCGCCCTCAGAACCGGACATGATTTCACATGACGCAATGCAGCGTAAATGACGCGTTGCGTTGCGAGTCCATTTCTCTCTGTTTTCACACGCAAAACGCGTAACTACTTGAAATCATTAGAGCGGTGTTCGCACGAAAACATTGAGGAATTCGGAACTATGCAAATTTTGCATAGTGAACGTGAAGTGGAAATTCTGCGATTTCTGCGTTGTAACCCAGCGTAATTGCTAGAACGGTGTCTCGGTTGATTTCGGTCGAGAAAAGCGGAAGGTTATCAAATTCGCTGTTTTCCCCCCTACTTTGTAGGGGGAAAAGAATGCGAATGAACGATTTCAGCTACTTACGAAACCGCCTTTTTACGCTGCAATGCGTCAAGACGTGGTGAATCTACCACACCACTAAATCACCAGTGAGAACCAGAGGTTACAGCGATTTCCTGAGACAACGTCTCAACTTATGACAATTTGTCAATCGTCATCAATTCAATCATTGTCACATGGGGTTGCCCATGTGACAGGGCAGGGCATAACAACAGCTGTAGATGGCCGATAAGGCTACAGAATAGGGTCCCCCATAGGGCATAGCTACTCTCCCGCCGCCCTCCCCGCCCCTATGCTTGGCCACGTGGAGCCTCCAGGCCCTTGGAGGGGCAATGCCCCCTCCTTCCTCCTACCCCTCTAGGCCCCCACAGTGCAACGCATATCTCATGCCAACTTCGGCTTGGGTCCCCCTTTCGGGCTGGTTGGTTTTTCGCTGTTGGTTGACTTGGTGATTCTTTGGGAGGGGGGTGCCTTGTTGGTCTGTGAAAATTTTTTCGGCTCGAGTTGACATTGGATGATGGTGGTCGTAGTGTTGATGGCGCATAGTGCTCCTCACCCACGCCAAGAGAGAGCCCGGCTTTGAACCCGGGCTTTCTTTTTGTCTTTGGCGCTTGGTTGTTTCGTAGGCGGTGCTTTTGGTCTTGTAAGCGCACATTCTGTGTGTAGCATTGGGACTTCAAGGCTGCGGGTGGGTTTTGTGGTGACTGAGATCCCCCCCAGGTAGCTGCCGAGCTCGCCCGCGGCCGTTTCTTTGAGTCTGAGGGTATGGACCAAAGACAGACAGAGAGCGCCGCGTCGCCGGCCGTCATGGACGACGGGTGGCGTGGTTGCTTGCATGGGCCCGCCAACCCATACCCTCGGCGGGTCCATGCAATTCTTCGTTGGAGGTGAGCTGTGGAGATGAGGTCGTATTCGATGACGCCGGAGATGTCCAAGAGGATCGAGAGCGCGTTCACGTATCATGCGCCGTTGGATGATCAGCCTAAGCGCTATGAGTTGCTTCGAGACAAGGCGAAGGAGCTCGCGTTGCTCATCGTTGCGTTGACGCCGCCGAGTCGAGAGCAGTCGTTGGCGTTGACGCAGTTGTCTGAGGCGGTGATGTGGGCCAACGCGGCGATTGCGCGCAACGAGTCGCAGGAGTGTTTGACGAGATGACGACGCATCGAGCGCCTGTTGCTGGACGGGGGTGCGCGTTCTTTCGTGACTACGACGGGACGTTGACGAAGACGAAGTATGAGGACGACGTCGAGTCGTTTTCGTGGGACCTGACGAACGTTGTGCCATCTGGGGAGACGGTGTCGTCGGTGGCGTATGACGCGCAATCTGGGTTGTCGGTGAGTGGTGCCGCGTTGGTGACGCCTGTGTGGTCATGCACGGTGACGAAGACGGGAGTTCTTGAGGTGACGGCGACGTTCTCTGGTGGAAGCACGCTCACGGAGAGGTTTGCGTGGCAGCCGATTGACGAGGGTGTAAGCGACTACTGATGAATCAACTTGCGAAGGAACGGCGTTCTGTGCTTGCGCTTCGGGCTGCTCAGGTCGAGGCGAAGTGTGTTGAGCTGCGGCTGGCCGGCAAGACGTATCTTGAGATTGGAGTCGAAGTCGGTCACAACGCGTCCTTCGTGATGAAGATTCTGCGTCGTGTGTACCATCGACTCACGAACGAGGGGAAGCAAGACGCAATTCATCTACGTGGGCTCGAGATTGCGCGGCTTGACGCGTTGCAGTCGAACTTGTGGGCGCGCGCGATGAAGGGTGACCTGCAGTTTGTTGATCGAGTGTTGCGGATCATCGAGCAGAGGACGTCGTTGTTGGGCTTGAATTCCCCGGAGGTCATCGCATTTCATGCGCAGATCAACGTGCAGAAGCCTGCAGATCTGACAGACGAGCAGTTGGTGCAGATCATCGAGACGTTTCGCACGACGCAGCAGTTGGCTTCTTCTCAGAAGCCGTTGTTGCCCTCTGTTCCGATGGTTGTGGACGCGAAGAGTGGGCTTGTTGTCGAGGCCGAGGAAGAGGCGGAGAACGTGACGGACTTCACGGACGAGGAGCTCGAGGTCATTGCGCGCAAGATGGAGCGTGAGGAGGCGGCAAGTTTGGCCGTGTCTCCGTCTACCTCGGCGCCGGAGGAGAAGAAAGATGTCGTATGAGTCACTTGACTCTGAGGTGCAGGGAATCTTGCGTGCGGCTGTGGACCGTGTGCGAGAGAGAATCGTCGAGGAAGAGACGGCGAACGCGGCCTCGCGCGTGAAATCGCGTCTTCACGAGCTCCTCGCTGCGTGTGTGCCTGTTCTGTACCGTGTCAGCGAAGACTACGGGAATCAGATCTCCATCCAGGTCAAGATCAACCAAGAGGCCATCGCTAATCTGCTCGAGAAAACGGTGCCGAAATGAAGAAGAAAGCTCAAAAACGCGGTCTTTTTCCTGAAATTGCGCCTCGGGGTGGGGTTCTGCCGCAACGATCCGGCTCTCTTGACTGCAAAGAGGTCTACATTGGGAGACAGAGCATCCATGCCGACAACGAGGCCATGGTATTGGTGCTCAAGATGGTAGGGGGAGAGAGAGCGATCGGAAAAGCGTGCGAGATGATCGACGGTGAGGGCTACTTTCGCTGTGTTTTGAAGCCTGCGCAGCAGATTCGTCTGATGAAGATGCTCGTGGGCCTTCGAGCGAGCCGCGAGTTGGCGAATGTCGACCGTTTGGTGAAACCGATCTCAGAGTGGGGTTGAACATGAGCGTTCGAGAGTGGGCATCGATGTTGTTGGGTGGTGATGGTGAGTCACAGGCAGCTGGTGGTGAGCCCATGGATGAGCTTGCCGCGCTCCGTGAGCGTCTCATGCGCGAGCGCCGCGCTCCGACGCCCGAGGAGCAGGAGCTCCTGCGCTCCGGTGGACCTGAAGCAGCCCAGAATCGTGCAATCGCAGCGAATCTCGCTCGGGCTCGACAGAGATTCGCTGATGAGCGGACGTTCGAGAATCCGCCGATCGAGTCCAATGTCGAGCTGACAATCCCCATCTCGCCGAAGACTCGAAACCTCGTGGAGGAGCAGCGGAACAAGTACGGTGAGCCTCGTCGTGGTGGACGTGTCTACGACATGGAGGGATCTGTCGTCGAGGCTCTTCGGCCGCCTGACAAGTTTCAGGTCGATGTCGGCGAGCCTGTGATTGCTCCGCGTGTCGAGGTGGCTATCGGAGAGCCGGTGATTCATGAGGAGGGTCCGATAGAGACGCCACCAGTCCCAGAGCCTGCCCGGCGTTTCGCGCAGCTCAAGCGTGACATCAAGAAGGTTGGCGGATTCGGAAACATGTTGGAGCAATTGCTCTCTGAAGCGAAGACCGGATTTGGTGTTCCCGGTGAGGGCGCGGTTGCGTACGCCAGCATTCCGAAATCAGTGCGCGATCGAATCTCTCAGGCGTACGAGAAGCGTGGAATCAAGCTGCCGCCGATCATTGGGTGGGTGCCCTCGGAGCTATCGCCCGAGCTCGAGAATCTTCTCGCATACCTTCAAGCCGCTGGTCCCAAGGGGAACGTGGCTTTCACCATGGATTGACACATGAGCAAGACGACGATCACTGAGGCGTTGGCAGAGATCAAGACGATTGCGAAGAGGATCGAGGCGAAAGAGCGGTTCGTGATGAACTACCTCGTTCGCCCAGACGTTGTCCGCGACCCGCACCCAGAGGGATCTGTTGTCGTCGTCGGACGGGAGCTGCAGTCGCTTCGCGATCTCCGCACTCGCTGGATGCGGCTACGCCAAGCGATCGCGGAAGCCAATGCCAAGACGCACATGACGATCTTGGGCATAGACCGCACCATCGCTGAATGGCTCATCTGGCGCCGCGAGATCGCTGACGGCGAGCAGGCATTCATTGGCCGCATATCTTCCATGATTCAAGAGGTCTCGAAAGAGATCGTGAAGCAGTCGTCGAGGGAAAATCCGATCCAGCCTGTTGTGTCGGTCGATGAGAGGTATCTATTTGCAGAGGCTGAGATGCATCAGGAGGTCACCGGAACTCTCGACGGAAAGCTGTCGTTGCTGAATGCGACGACGTTTGTCGAAGTGCAGGACTAGGAATTCAGGTTTGCCATCTTTCGTGAGCGATGCGAGAGAATGAGTCACATCAAGTCCAGACTAGCTCAACGGGTAGAGCACATGGTTGTGGACCATGAGGCCGCTGGTTCGAGTCCCGTGTTTGGCTCACATGATCACCCCACACAGGCGATCGTGCAGCATCAAAGCGCATCGATGAACGCTCAGAAGCTCAGGATACCAACGTTCACCGATCAGTGTTTAGCGATTCTACAAATCCATCATCACATTGCCGACTGCAGAGATGCGGTCGGACCGCAACGTGACACGGCGGTTTCTCGGATGGATGGCTGCTCTCAGGAAGATGGCTCCCTCTTTCCACGTGGTTTCTTCGCTCGTCCTGGATTCGACGACCACGAAGAATACCTCTGAATAGGACATCAGGTGACAGCTCCGCGTCTCGTTATCGTCTCAGGTTCCGGTCGTTGTGGAAGCTCTCTGCTCATGCAGATGTTGAGCGCTGGTGGAGTTGCATGCTCCGGTCCCTATCCGAACTTCGAGGACCCGCGTGCCATGCAGGGGCTTGACCTCGAGTGGCTGTCGTCGTTTCACGGTGCGGTCAAGATCCTCGATCCGCATCGTTACCTGCCATCCGGTTTCGTGCTCTATGACGCGCGTGGAATCTGGCTGGATCGCGACCGCAAGCAGCAAGCCATCTCGTGGTGCAAGATCTCCAGGGATGTCGTGGGTCGCAAGAATGTTTCACGTGAAGACGTGCCGCGAGTGGCGAAGCGCCTCAAGGAGTCGCGAAAGCCAGGCGTTCAGAAGCTCGTCGACGTGACAGGTCGTGGTCCTCTTTGCCTCACGTTCGAGGGCATCCTCGCAGCACCGCGCTCCGCGGCAGAGAAGATGGCCAAGTTTCTCGAGATGGAGCTCGACGTCGCGCGCATGGCGGCGCAGGTGATTCCGCGGACATCGGCTTGCATCAATGGACTGCTCGAGAACGACATGGTGCGCATGGGACAGCGTGCCGTCGAGAACATGGTCCGCCAACAGCGCGGAATGACCACCGAAAACGAAGGAAAAGAAGACGAGTCCAAGATGAACATCGTTCGACAGCCGATGGAGATCGCATCTGCGGCTGTCGCGATGTCACACAGGAGAATCTGATGCCGTTGAAGTCAGGAAGCTCGAAGAAGGTCATCAGCGAGAACATTCGCCGCGAGATGGACGCCGGTCGTCCACAGAAGCAAGCCGTCGCCATCGCGATGAGAAAGGCCGGGAAGGCGAAGAAGAGTGGAAAGAAGCGGTGAGGACGAGTCTCGACCAGCTAATCTCCGAAAGGCAAACCTGATGAAGTGGTTGCCGTGGTGGATGTGGCTTGCGATGAGCTGCATCTTCATCATCGTAGGCGTGCTCGGTACGTGTGTCGCTCGACCGGCTATGCCCGCCTCGATCGCCACTGACGACGTTGACTATCTTGCATTCAACCAGCGCAACGAGCCGGCAATAGCGATTCACAACGAGAACCTTCCCGGCCGCGTGATTGAGTGTGCTGTGGATTGGGGCAAGGAATGCAGAGAGGTTGTCGCAGCCATCGTTGCGCTCGGCCCGGCGAAACTCTGCATCGTCCCCGACAGCGGGGCGCCGATGGTGTGCGACAAGATCGAGGTGGTGAAGTGACCGAACTCGAGACCGAGATTGCCGCCGTGCTGAACAGGCACTCGGCAGAGAGCGAGTCGAACACGCCGGATTTCATCCTTGCGCAGTATCTGATCAAGTGCATGGCGGCGTTCAACATCGCAACCCAGCAGCGCGAGACATGGTACGGGCGAGATCCGAGACCGTCTATGGCTCGCATAATACCGTGAGGAGTGACTGATGGCTGATTTCCTTGCTCAGCTCGAGGCGCTCGCCGCGCTCGAGCATGACCGCTGGTCGAGGTGGCAGAAGTATCTGCACAGCAAGTGCACAGCGAATGCCGGCGGTTCTCTCACTATCCCCGCCGAGCTCGTCGATCGGTGGGATCTACAGATCGAAACGGCGTACAACGACCTCACCCCGGAGGAGAAGGACAGCGACCGCAGAGAGGCATGTCGGACGCTAGCGTTGCTCGAGGGCATCAAGGACTAGCCATGACCCGCGACGAGCTTCTCAGCTGCATCGCCATGGGGCTGAGCATCTTCTCGCTCATCGTCACTGCCTGGAATGAATGGATGGATCGGAAGCTCTCGAAACAGATCGAGAAGCTCGAGAGGAGACTGCGCGCCAATGGCCAATGACGGGACAGCAGAGCGCCGAGCGTATCGTGTGGCTTTTCCATCGATTGGACGATCACGGGTTTTTGTGAGGTGACACGATATGCCTTACGAGCTTACCAAAGAGTCTATCCTCGCCGAGTGCGATCGGCTCGGCGTCATCTTCGTCGACCACAGGCAGGCTGCAGCGCAGAAGATCATCAACGCCGCTGCCTGGGCACGCTTCGGAACCCGTATGGGCATTGTCCACTACGAGGATTACGACCTGCGAGTCTGGATGACTGTTCGTCCGATGAAGGCCATTGTGCACCCGATCGGTGTTGATCCGAGCAGCCGATGGAAGATTGTTGCCCATGAACTGGTGCACTGGCATCAGCAACCTGATTCACGCATTGCGTTCTGGATCTGGGTGACCAGATACCTCACATCGCAGCGACGCCGTTGGGAGATTGAAGCGCCGGCACATCTTGTCAATCTCAAGCTGCACGTCGACAACCACCTTCCTACCATGGTCGACGAGATGCGTGAGTTCTACTACCTGAACGACATCAAACGTGACGAGATGATGCACTGGTTCGATGCCCGATTGCAGGAATAGCCGTGCCCATCACGCCAGATCAAGCTGTTCAGGAAATCTTCACACGACGCGCCGCGCGCGAGAATCTCCTGGCGTTCACGGCCTATACGCACCCGAGATGGAGGACTGGACCGCATCATCATCTAATGGCTGATGCTCTCGACAAGGTCATCAACGGACAGCTGAAGCGGGTGATCATCTGCGCTCCTCCTCGTGGAAGCAAGAGCGAGATGGCGACTAGGCGTCTACCGCCATTCTTCATGGGGAAGTTTCCTGACCGTCAGATCATCACAGCGTGCTACGGAGACGCCCTCGCGCATGACATGGGCAAGGACGTCCGTGGAATCATCAAAGAGACCCGCTACCTCAACCTGTTTCCAGACGTTCGTCTTGCGGCGGACACGCGTGCTGCCGGTCGCTGGAACACGAACAAGGGCGGGATCTACATCAGCTGCGGTGTTGGTGGCCCGATTGTGGGCCGTGGTTTTCACATCGGCCTGATTGACGATCCGTTCAAGGGAAGGAAGGAAGCGGACTCTCCGCTTGTTCGTGAAGACGTCTGGAAATGGTATTGGGGCAACTTCTACACCAGGCGCATGCCTGATTTCGACGACCCTGTTGAGGATCAAGAAGGCTGGGGGAATGCTGCCATCGTGTTGATCATGACCCGCTGGCACCAGGACGACCTCGCCGGCAGGTTGTTGAAGCAAGAAGGCAGCGTCGATGAGGGTGGAACATGGACCGAGGTTGACATTCCAGCGATTCGCAACGAGGACTCACTTGACGAAGAGTCATTCTGGCCGGAGGCATTCCCGATCGATGAATTGCAGGCCACCCGAGCAGCAATGATCAGCGCAGGAAGAAGCCGAGAATGGTCTGCGCAGTACAAACAGAGACCAACTGTCGAAGAAGGCACGTTCATCAAGAGGGCATGGTTCGAGAACAGGTATCAGCAGGTTCCTGAGAAGACCAGGATCTACATCGCCTCCGACTACGCGACTGTCGATGAGAGCGAGGGCTCAAATCCCAACTTCACTGAGCATGGCGTCTTTGGGATGTCGCCAAATGGTGACCTGTACGTACTCGATTGGTGGTTTGGTCGCACTGAATCTGATGTTTGGGTCGAAAAGCTGCTCGATTTGGTCCTGAAATGGCACCCCAACGCCGTGTTCGGTGAAAAAGGGCAGATCGTCAGGTCTGTAGGGCCATATCTGCGGCGCCGAAAGAAGCAGAGGAGCCTCAGATTCCGTCTGGAGCTCATCGCCAGATCGAAGGATAAGCAGGAATGCGGACGTGGCTTTCAGGCCATGGCATCCAGCGGAGAAGTGTTGTTCCCTGAAAAAACACCTTGGGCCGAGAGGGTCGTCGAACAGTGTGTCGGGTTCCCATCTGTCGAATTTGACGACGCCTTCGATGTCATGTCATTGATGTGCATGGCTATTGACATTGCACATCCTGCATTGTCGTATTCAAGAAGATCCGAGGGTATGGAGAAACGCCGTGACCGGTGGCGGGTCGAGAGCAATCCGACAAGCTGGAAGACGGTGTAGCCAAGGATCGCGATCCCGCTGAAGATCTCGACCAACTTGTCACTTGGTACGAGCAATACTCCGACAACACACAGGCCAACCGTGTTCTTGCCAATCGAGACGTTCAATACGTCCATCACAAGCAGTGGACCCAGGAAGAGAAGGACGCTCTTGAGAAGCGGCACCAACCTGTCGTCACGTTCAATCGCATCGCCCCGAAGGTCAACTTCATCCGGGGATATGAGACACGCTCAAGGGTAGATCCGAAGGTCAAACCACGGACACCTGTTCATCATGACGAGGCCGTCGCTGCGACGGATGCTCTTCGGTATTCGGCAGATACCGCTGATTTTGACGGTCGACGATCGATCGTGACGGCCGAGCTCCTGGTTCCAGGAGTTGGCGGTGTCGTCCTCGGGGTGAACGACGATCGCGACATCACCATGTCTCCGGTTCGCGCAGACCGGATCGTTTACGATCCGCACTCGATCGAGCCTGACTTCTCTGATGCGAGATTCCTCGGAGTTGTTCTCTGGTGGGACAGAGATGATGCTCTCGACCATGAGCTATATGGAGAGCGCCCAGAGGTCATCGAGGCGTCGTTGAACGAGGCCGTCGGTCACACCCATAACTGGGACCCGCACGAAGACAAGCCAAGCGTTTGGTCGGATCCACCGAGGAAGCGTCTGCGCATTGTCGAGATGTACTTCAAACGGTTGGCGCCGGCCCTCGACGCGGACCTCATGCCGATCGTTGACGCGGACGGGAAGCCGAAGAAGCGAAAAGAGTGGCATGTTGGCCATTTCACGAAGGCTGGCTTTCTCGTTGATCCAAAGATCGTTCCGTGGCGTGACGACAAGGGACACACGTTCTGCCCGTTGATCGCCACGTCGGCCTTTGTTGACGAGGAAAACAACCGGTACGGCATCGTGCGTGGCATGATCTCGCCACAAGACGAATTCAACAAACGCCGCTCTCGTGCCCTCTGGGAAACGATTTCTCGACGCTTCATGTTCGAAGAAGGAGCGATCGACGACCCGGACACCGTCGCGACAGAGTTCGCAAAGGCAGACGGAAAGATCAAGGTCAACGAGGGAGCACTGAATCAGCAAGACGGCCCGAGAATTCAGATCCTACCCAACACGGGAGCGACGCAGGAGCAGCTGGCTCTTTATCAGGACGCCAAGCAGGAGATCGACAACGTTGGTCCGTCAATGCCGGTCATCGCCGGTGACAACTCGACCCTGAGCGGACGAGCAATTCTTGCCAAGCAGAACATCGGCTCGATGGAGCTCGAGGCGATCTTCGACAACCTGCGCCGGTGGAGTCGTCGTGTTTTCACCTGCATGTGGTGGATGATTCGCAGGATATGGACTCAGGAGAAGTGGCTACGGATCGACGACAACACGCAGAAGGTCGGATATCGGTTCATCGCCATCAATCGTGAGATGACCCGAGGCGAGCACATGCTCGAGCTCGTGCGTGAAGGCCAAGTGCCGATCGAGTCTGCCATCTATTCTGTTGGGTTGCAGCCAATCGTCGCACAACGTCTTCTCGCCGAAGCTCAGCAGGCGACTCGTTTGCAGGCTCAGCAGCTCGCGCAGACAGCGCCACAACTGCAGCAGATGCCGCCCCAGGTGATGCAGAAACAGATGGAGCAAATGGTGCTCGCATTCATTCTGCAGTCTCCGCTCATGTCCGAGATGATGCGCATGAATGACATTGCGCAGGTCAATGCGGACATCATAATCGAAATGGCTCCGGACACCACCATCGCGGCGGAGGAAGAGTACGCCGAGATGATGGAGATGCTGAACAAGGGAGCCTTCAACATTCCGAACGTCGAGGTGCTGAAGGCACTCATTCTCAACAGCAATCTCCGCAACAAGGAAGCCCTTATCAAGGCGTTCGACAAGCCGCCAGATCCGCAGGCGGTGCAGTTCCAACAGCAGCAAATGCAGCTTCAGCTGCAACTGCTCGGAACGAGCGTCCAGAAGATGCAGGCCGAGGTACAGCGGCTCGGTGCGGCAGCGATGCGAGACATGGCCGAGGCCCAGATTACAGCTCCGGCAGAGGCTCAGCGATCGCAGGCCACCTCCAGAAGAACAGCCGCGCAGACTCTGCGCGACACAGTACAAGCGCAAGTCGGTATCCCGGCGCAGGCGGAGAGAAGTCACGCCGCGGCTGTAAGGGATATTGCTACAGCGCAGGCCCAGGTAACCCATTCAAACAACGGAGTGCAGCAATGAGAAAGGTTCTGTTCGTTCTCCCTGCGCTGGCTATGGCCTGCGCGCAAGTCTCATCCTCTGAGTACGTGAAGGAGCATGGCTTCTATGGGGAAAGCAACGGCTTTTTCCAGCGAATCGACACGAAGGGGTTCGACCTTCACATCAACGGCAAGCGTCATGGGTCATTCGGGAAAGCATGCTACGAGGATTTCACCGAGTACCAGGACGGAGACATGTTCTGTGAGCAGATCGACGGCACAGCCTGCCAGGGTGCTGCCGGAGCTCCGAACTATCTCGTGTTTCCGAGCGGAAACAGATTCGCACAGGACAGCATTGTCGCGCAAACGATCGTTGGCGGTGCAGACATGGACGCTGGGTCACTCGATATTGCCGGTGACCAGACCAACAACGACGGCCTTGAGATCTACAGCGGCATCCATGGGACCTGTGGTTCGCCGTTCATCGTCAACCATGATGACGCGTTCTACTTCTGCGCCAAGGTGGCTGTCGAAGATGTCTCTGGGACCGATGACATGCACATCGGATTTAGAGCCGCGGGTCTCATGAATGCGACGTTCGACGACTACACCGATCTCGTGTCGATCGGGCCGATGTCTGGCAATGTGACGATCGAGACGATTGTTGGCGGTGCGGCCACTACAACCACCGATACCACGCTCAATCTGGCAGATGGTGGAACTGACACCTATTGCGTGTACGTGAGCTCGGCTGGTGTTGTGACGTACACCGTGGATGGTGACACCCCACCGACCACTGCCGCGTTGACGCTCGCTGATTCGCTTGAGCTCATTCCATTCATCCACGTCCTTCAAGATTCGGATCTGTCTGGCGAAATCGACCTCCTCGAATGGGAAGTCGGATACGGCACTCAGAACTGATGTGAAGCGCGAACACAAGGAGGATGAAACAACATGCAACGGAGAATTCTCGGGTTGGCGCTTCTGGCGACGTTTGCCGCGTGTGCACACGTGGACCCAGACACCTACAAGCCGGTCGGTCATCAGTACGGACGTGATGATGGGTGGTTCGTCGATTCATCGGGCAACATGGCGTACATCGTCAACGGCGCCGAAACGGGTTCGAAATTTGACTCGTCTGGCAATTTCACAACTACGGGCACTCTCACCTACGATGACCTGGCTGCGAATGACGACCTGACGGTCGGTGATGACGCCGGCATAACTGATGCGTTGACCGTCTCTGGGGCAACTGCACTCAACGGCGGTCTCACGATGGACACCGACAAGTTCACGGTCGCAAACACGTCTGGGAATACACTCGTCGCTGGAACATTCGACGCAGACGGTGACGCAACATTCTCTGGGGGTGCTGGTGCAGTGACCTTCGATGACTCGGCGAGTTCAATTGTTGTTCCAGACAACGATGGAACGGCCCTCGACATTGGCGCCTCTGGTGCGACGGCGATGATGAGGTTCAAGACCACGAACAGTGCCGAGTCGGTTGAGTTGAGGTCGAATGTGATCACCTCACCATCTGTTTATGACACGTTTGGTGAGGGCGCAGACAAGGGCATCGCAATGCTCGAATACGATGGTACGGCATTCGATGGAACAGCCGGCCACCTGAACATTGTGCACACGAGCTGGGGCAACAGATACGCCTATTTGCCAATTGTCGGTCAGACCGCTGAAGTGACGATGACGGCAACCGGAATGAACATTGCCGGTGATCAAACCGACAACGACGGTGTTGAGATCTATGGTGGTGTCCTCGGAGCAAGTGGAAGGCCGTTCATCATCGGAACCGATCCGTCATTCAAGTTTTGCGCTTCGGTCACCATCGACGATGCAAGCGGAACCGATGACTTTCATGTCGGATTTCGCAAGGTCCAAGCGGCGAATGCAACATTCGATGACTACAACACGTTTGCCACGATTGGAATCGTCGGCAACCACAATCCTGGACAGATCTATCTGGAAACAGACGATGATGGTGCTGGCACCACATCGACGGACACCACCGACACATGGGCAGATGGAGCAAGCAAGACTCTCTGCGTCCTCGTAAGCGATACCGGAGTTGTCACCTACACAAACGGAGGTGCCGCGCCATCGACGACGGCAGCATACACGTTCGATGATGGAGATCCAGTAATCCCGTTCATTCACATTCTCCAGCATGGTGATCTCACCGGGGAGGTCAATGTGACTGAGTGGGTTGTCGCATACCAGTAAGAGCGAAACGGAATTTCGGCAAGGGCTAGGCGCCGCCGGCCAAACAATCGGGCGAAAAGGAGTCAAAAGCCATGGCAGACGCAACAGTTACTCAAGGGCAACCGGACAGCACCACGCAAGAGAAGGCGCAACCTGCAGATGTAGGAGCATCACAGCAGGCACAGCAACCTTCAGTGGAGCCAAAAGGTGCAAGCCACGAAGAGTACGAGAAGCGTGTGCAAGGGCTCGAGACTGCCGCAGCCGAAGAGCGGAAGAAGCGACAAGCCGCAGAGGCAGAGCTTCAGTGGATCCGTCAACAGCAGAGCGCGCAGCCTCAACCCCAACCACAGCAACCACAGATCGACTGGAAGAATGAGGACACAAGGTTCTGGGCTAACCCAGCTCAATATGTCCATCAAGTCACCATGTCGAAGGCTGATGAAATCGCCAACGCCAGGGTGGCTGAGAGAGAAAAGAGACGTCTCGTTGCAAGTGCAAAACGGATTTCGGCTGAAAAGCCGGACTACCCAGAGAAGCACCAAGTGTTCATGCGAATGGTGCAGAATGAGCCGTGGCTCATGGATCAGGTAGTCGATTCGTCAGAGCCTGCGCGAGAGCTCTACGATCTCGTGGTACGCCGTCAGACTTATGGTTCATCTCCTGAAGAGATGGAGAGAGCCATTGAGGCAAAGGTGCGCGCGAAGCTCGAAGCGGAGAAACGAGAGCATCAAGCCCAAGCAGCTGTCGCCGGAGCAGTACCAACACAGGCCGGAGCATTGGGCTCTGGGCCAAATTCGGCGTTACAGCCCATTCAGAGCGGACACATCCTGGACGATGTGCTTCCCTCGTATTGAAGGCTAGCGCCGAGAAAGGCGCGAGACAATGGCGGACACAACCATTGCCAGTGCTCTCACGGTAGAGCAGTGGGAAACCGCGTACATCCGTGAGTGGATGAGACGCAACAAGTTCCATGACTACATGGGCAAAGACATCAACAAGCCCATCATCGTCAACGAGACCCTAGGCAAGGTAGCTGGCACGCAGGTGCACATCCCCTTGCTGACCCGTCTTCAAAACGCTGGCGTGACCGGTGACAACACCCTCGAAGGCAACGAGGAGGCGTTGGGCAACTACGATCACGCCATCACGGTCGACCAGCTTCGTCATGCGGTGGTCATTGGCCACATGGAGCAGCAGAAGACCGAGATCAACATGCTCAAAGCGGCATCGCCGGCCCTATTGGACTGGGACGATGACAAACTGAGGGACGAGATCCTCGCGGCCGCGGGATCTGCCAACGTGGACGGTTCGACGGCCTATGGAAGCTGCAGCGAGGCCAACAAAGACGCATGGCTGGCCGCAAACGATGGTACGGTGAACCGCGTGCTCTTCGGCAATGCCAAGGGCAATCAGAGCACCACCGACCATTCGGCGTCACTTCTGAACGTCGACTCGACCAACGATACGCTCGACACGGGGATCCTGTCGTTGGCCAAACGCATGATCAAGCAGGCTGACCCGCGTTGTCGCCCTGTGAGGTTCAAAGACAGTCGGGAGACGTACGTCGCGTTTGTTGGCTCGTTGGGCATGCGAGATCTCCGTGCTGAGAACGCCATGCAGCAGGCCAATCGAGATGCGCGCGAACGCGGGGAGTCGAACCCGCTGTTCCAGGATGGTGACCTGCTCTGGGAAGACATCGTCATCCATGAGATTCCCGAGATCGACGTCATCAGCGGCGTCGGCAACGGAACGATCGACGTTGAGCCTTGGTATCTCCTTGGGTCGTCAGCCATCGGCGTGGCCATCGGAGAGAAGACCAAGAAGATCAGCGACAGCTTCGACTACGGCAACAAGACCGGCGTCGGCGTTGCATGCATTCGAGGCGTCGACAAGCTCATGCACAACTCGATTCAGCACGGCATGCTGACCGGATACGTGTCTGGCGTGGCCGACAGCTGATGAGACCTGCTCTCTGACTGTTCATCGGTCTTCATGACCATGGACAGTCAGAGATGCACCGAGAAGAGGAGAGTTCAATGGCAGTCAAGTTCAAGTGGCTTGGGTATGACAAGGCATGGATGGACGCCCGGGTGGCTTCGATGCTGGCCGCGATCGTCTATCCAGAGGCGAGAGGCAAGCCCAAGCTCTACACCTCAGTCAAAGATGATTCGCCCGATGAGGCCGATGCAAAGAAGAAACGGATGGCCGAGTACCGCAAGACTCGCGAGAGGGAATACCGCGAACATCTTGCGAGACAGGACGCAGTCGGTGTGTTCGGTCCGGACGGGCCAACGCAAATCGTCTGCGAGAAGGGTAAGATCGTCGACGTTTCGGAAAAGCATCCGGGCCTTGCCAAGCTGATCAAGCTCGCGGAAGTCGACGGAGCTGGCGGATGGTCGTACGACGGAACCTGGGTACTCGATGAGTCCGGGGCTGCGGTGCCGAAGAAACATCCCGTTCAGAGCCTTGTCGATGAGAAGACCCCCAAGAAGTGAGCATCAACCATGACCAAGGCCGAGCTTGCTACAGCTGTTCTGAAACGTCTGACAGTCATCGGATCTGGTGAAACTGCAGACGCAGACGATCAGGCGTTGGTGGAGGAAGCCATCGACTCCATCTACCCGCAGCTCAGCAAGCTCGGCCTTGCCCCATTTTCAGTGGACTCGATCGACGATTGGGCAGAGCGGCCGATGATTCAGATTGTTGCCGCCGCCGTTGGCCCAGAGTTCGGCTATCGAGATCAAGCCTACAACGCGAACGAGGATAGGGCAGGAAGGAACGAGCTCAAGAGACAGACCGCAGCACACTCACGCAATATCCCGACGAAAGCGCAATACTTCTGATGCGACGACCGATTCCATTTTGGGTGCAGTCCAAAGAGGGTCGGTCCAAAGCCGTGTCCGCCCAGAAGCTGATCAACTGGTACCTGGAGATCAACAAGGACGACCAGGAGTTCCCGTTCGTTCTCTATCCAACGCCCGGTCTGGTGATTCGCGCGATTGTCGGTGATGGACCGATCCGAGGCATTCACAAGATGGGCGATGACCTGTGGGTCGTCAGCGGTGACCGTCTCTATCGTGTACCGAGTTCATGGATTGCAACGGACATTGGACAGGTCAGCGGCACCGGAATGGTCACAATGGCGAACAACGGGACGCATGTTCTCATCGTGACAAGCGGGCAAGACGCCTACTACGCGAACGCCGCCGGCATCTGGACGATCACCGAACAGAACATGGTGAGCGCTACATACCAGGACGGCTATGGCCTCGCCGGCAAGCGAACCACGGAGCAGTTCTATCACTCGGATGTGGACGACATGACCACGTGGGGAGCCACGGCGTTCTCAAGCGCCGATGCGTTGGCTGACAATCTCGTTGCTCTGGCGCGGTTCCAGCATCGCATCTGGGTACTCGGCGAGAAGACGATCGAACGTTGGTACAACTATGGTGGCTCGCCGTTCGCATTTCAGCGTGAGCAGGGCAGCGTTGTTGAGGTTGGCTGTGCAGCGCCGCATAGCGTCGCCATCGGCCCCGACAGGATGCTATGGGTCGGCCACGATCATCGTGTGTATGTGACCTCTGGTGGCATTCCTGAGCCGGTGTCAAATGCTGCCGTCAGTCGGGTCATCGACAGTGACACGAGCCCTGTATCCGCGGAGGCGTTCATCTACACGCAGGAGGAACACCAGTTCTACGTGCTCTCGCTGTTGTCCTCCACGCTCGTGTTCGATCTCACCACGGGCTTGTGGTCGCACCGTGCGTCTCGCGGCCTCGACCGCTGGAGATGTCGCGGTTACGAATGGATTTGGGGCAAGCACGTCACTGGTGACTATGCGAACGGGTGCCTTTATGAGCTCGTGATGGACAACTACTCGGAGCCCGAGGTCGCCACGCACGCCATCACGGCCTATGCGGACGCCACCGGCGGCAAGGTCACTGTTACGAGCGCCGGACATGGTCTTGTAGATGGAGACGAGGTCTACGTTTCGGATTCCGATCATTACGATGGCAACTACAAGGTCTCCGGGTGCGCAACAAACACGTTTGTCATCGAAGCTGTGTGGTCCGGTGACGACGCCACCGGCAACTGGCGCAAGTACGTGGGGACGCAGCGCAAGGCCATCGGCCGGCTGCTCTCATCCGGAGGCTACCGCGTCGCCATGGACGAGCTCTTGCTGTCGATGGAGATGGGCGTCGGCCTAGATGGGTCAGTTCAGGGTGCAGACCCTGACGTGATGCTCCGGTACAGCGATGACGGAGGAAACAACTGGTCGAATGAACGCTGGGGCAAGATCGGAAAACTCGGCGAGTACGAGAGGCAGATCCGGTTTGCCCGTCTTGGCCAGTTTCGTGAACGCCTGCTCGAGGTTTCTGTGAGCGACCCGGTCAAGGCCGTTCTCAGGGGGGCATGGGCAGACATGCAGGTGCTTGGCAAATGAAGCTGAAGCTGCAAGTTCCACAGGAGACGCGTGCCATCCCTCACGAATGGTATCGGTTTTTCTCCGACCTTGTCGCAGCCCTCGGGTTGCACAAAGGAGCCCCGATACTTCCAAGCATGACTGAGACTGAACGCGACGAGCTCGACGCACAACCCGGTATGGAGATCTACAACACGACTGCAGATCAGGCTCAGATCTACGAGGCTGGTTCATGGAGGCAGTTGTGAGCAAGAAAACGAAGAAGCAATCATGTTCGCCTGAAGCTGCAAATGCTGTTGAGGTCAGAAAGGCGACGATTGATGACGTCGGGTCCCTTGCCGACATGATGATGGACTCGCATCGAGATCCGATTTTTGCAGAGATAGCGGAGACACAAAGAGAGTACGTCGAAAAGTGGTTCACCGCATTGGTCAGCACTGGCAACGCAGCGATTGCGATGAAGGACGGCAAGCCTATCGGTGCTGTTGTTTTGGTCGTGTTCCCATTGTTCTACCATCCCGCTCACATCGTGGCTCAGTCTGCATTCTGGTGGGTATCAAGAGAACATCGCGGATCTGGCACTGGTCGCGAGCTCATGAAACATGGTGAGGAGATTGCTCGTGAGCTTGGCGCATCCGTGATGCTTTGGACCGCACGAAAAGACTCCGCAGGGGCAGCGAGGCTTTGTCTCGAGCATGGATACAAGCTCGGAGAGAGCTACTACTGGAGGAGGATGTAAATGCCACTGTTTGGTCTTGGTCTTGGGGCAGTCGGCCTTGGCACCCTTGGTGGTGGCCTGTTTAGCTATCTTGGAGCCACAGACCAGTCCGATACTGCCAAGGATGCACTGGCAGCTCAGACGGCAATGACTCGTGCGGCCGGAGAACAAGCTGCACGTACTGGGGCAACTGCAGCCGAGCTGACTCGACAGTACGGAGACCTGGCTGGCGGATACCTGCAAGACTATGGCTCTCAGGCGCTCGGTGAGCTCTACGCCGGTAGGGACCTAGCAGCTGGGCAGCTTCTCGGATACGGAGGAATGGCAGAGGACGCGTTGCACCAAGGATACGGTGGTGCAATCGACACGTTTTCTGATGCAGCAGGTCGATCAAGATCCGACATGCTCGATGCCCTCGGTGCATACCAGGGCGGTGTTGGTGGTGCACAAGCACAGCTCGCACAACAGATGCAACCTGTTCTCGGGTTGCAAGGATATGCGAACCAGGCAGCCAACGTCGCGAACCAGTTTCGCGACCAGTCGCAGATGCAGCGTCTTATGGCCGACCCAAGCGGCTACATGGCGCAGGATCCTGGGTATGCCTTTCGTCAGCAGCAAGGAGAGGATGCGATTCGAAGAGCAGCCTCGGCTGCAGGTGGAAGGCTGAGCGGAAACACGCTCACTGAGCTTTCGAAGTTCAACCAAAACCTCGCGTCGCAGGAGTTCGGAAACGCGTCTCAGAGGGCGCAAGCTGCAGATGCGGCCACGCTGCAGGCGCTTGGTCAGCAAGCGAGCATCCAGTCAGGTCTCGGCCAGATGGGCTATGGAGCCCAGCAGAATCTTGCATCACAGATGGGCCAGATGGGCATGCAGGGTGCTGGCGGTGTCGCTGACATCTACCGTAATCTCGCAACGCAAAACATGCAGGCCGGATCGAATCTGGCAGGTCTGCAGCAAGGATACGGACAGGCGCTTGGTGGTTGGTACGGAAACCAAGGCCAGAATCTTGCGAATCTCTATACCGGGACAGGTTCGCAGCTCGCCAACGCGTACTCTGGACTTGGCACAAACATGAGTAACCTTCTCATGAACGTAGGCCAGGGACAGGGGAATGCACTTGCCGGTGCAGGGCAACAGATAACAGGTCTTGCGCAAACATTGATTCCGTCGATGACCGGAATGGTTCCGTACGCAGGAGCAGGGTATGGAGCTATTGGAAACACTCTCTCGTCGCTCGGATCGAATCTCGGTTACATGGCCATGAACGCATCCATGGGTGCAGGTTCTCCGCAAACCGGAATGTCGACACCGACCGGTGCTGGAAGTGCAACCGGAACTGGTGGCGCGACTGGAATACCAGGAGTGCAAATCCCGGGCTACTGATGAACGAACGAGGAGAAGCTCATGCCATTGCGATACCCAGGTACCAGCGTCCAAATCACACCGTCGAGAAGCTCGGATCGTGGTTTCCAGTATCTGCAGTCACTGTCAGACAGGCCATACTCTCCGTTTGAAGAGAATTCACGTCGGCAGGCTGCATTGGAAGCTCTGGGGATCAATACGGATCCGAACGCTGCGATGATGAGAGGACTCAGATACCAGCCTGGAGCGCCTCTGCAGAACACGATGGGGACAGCACCTGTTCGCACTGCGTCAGGACTCTTCTCTCCGGTATCGGCTGGTCAGGCGTCTCCAGTTGCATTGCCGCGCACAATGCCGACTGGAAGTGCTTTGCCAACTCAACTGGACGCAGCAGAAAGTGTTGAAAAACAAAAGGCGTCATGGTTAGCCGCAAATCCAGATACGACGCAGAACACACGTGACTCCACGGCTGCAGCGCTAAATCTATCGCCAGCACTGAGAAACACGCTCGGGCCTGAGTTTCTCGACATGATGGCATCCTTGGGTATTCCAGGGCTACCTGGATCGCAGTCGAATACACCAGCCCAGCCAACTGCGACAGATAGCAACACCAGCGTTTCGGCAACAAACAGTCATGGTCGTGGTCGTTCGCGAGCGAGGTGATCACATGGCTGCAGGATACCCTTGGCAGGTCGAGCTTCCGAACCTTCCAGATATTCATGCTCGAGCACTGCAGGCGCAGGCAATGCGGCTTGCGATGCAGGAAAAGCAGAACGAGATGGAGCTCGGAAGGAGACGCAGCGAAGCGGTGCGCGCCTACCAGGCAGGGGATCCAAAGCCATTGCAGGAGGTCGCTCCTGAGATCTACCAGAAATTCGAAGCATTGAAGCTGGATCAAGACCAGCAGAAGGCTTCAGTTGCCCAAAAGCAGGCGGAGGCAGCGATCAAGGCAAAGGCTGAGCAGGTAGAGATGCTCGCACGTATCGCGCCACGACTTGCCGAGCAGCCCGCGGCGGGACCCGCGGCGATGCGGTACCTCTCACAGCTGCCGCAGTTCGAGGGCGAAGATCTGACCTGGATGCAGGATCCAGAGCAGGTCAAACAGATGGCTACAATGCTCCCTCGACTCTCACAGAAGTTCAAGGAGCCGGAGTTCGAGGACGTGTTCATGAAGGTCGCCAACGGGCTCGGCTATGGCCCGGAGAGCCCCAAAGGGTCGTATGGCGACGCATGGAATGACCCCAACTTCCTTGGGAAGTATAACGCCTATCTTGAGGCTGAGAAGAAGGGAAAGGCGAAGGGTGTTGGAGCGCAGATCACCATCACGCCGGAAGGCGAGATGCGCGACCCGCTAACACTGGGGACGCGAGCGAACCAGCAGAAAGAGCTTATCGAGAACGAGAAGATGTTGAACTCGCTACAGGCCGTTAAGCAGCTAGCTCGTCCAGAATTCTTTTCGCTTATGGGAAGGGCGAAAAACTGGGGCTCTGCGAAGGTTGCCTTGCTCGATTCGAATCTTTTGAGCAAAGGCGCGACCGGTGATCTCGAAGCGCGCCAGCAGCTCACCAACGAGGTCGAACAACTGTTCAACGATTACCGACGCTTGATCACCGGCGCTGCGGCCTCGGTACAAGAGCTCCAATCTATGCGCGGGAGCATGTTCAATATGAGCCTCTCGTGGCCGCAGTTCACTGCCGGCATCAAACAGTTTGAAACAAAGGTCAGTCGGACGATGCGCGTCTACCGCAGGGTGCTGCGTGAAGGCGTGGACGTGACGCCGGAACAGACACGGGAGCGGGCCAATGCGCTCATTCGTGCGGGCTCAGACGCACGGACGATGAGTGACATCATGGCCAGAAAAAAAGAACTCTTAGAGTCCGGGTTGAGCGATGTCGATGTGATCGTGTCGCTCGCCTCAGAGGGTTACCTGACTCCTGAACAGGCCGAGAGCGCAATGGAGGCCATTGGGCAGTCCGCGAGTTCGGATGCAGAGGGAATCTGATGGCAGACCTCGATGCAGTGCTCGAGCAGGTGGTTGGTCCGGAGGAAGAGACTTCCAAGGGCGCAGACCTCGACGCAGTGCTCGATGAGTCCATCAATGCAAAGCCGGAAGAGATCTCCGCGCGTCTGCGTCGCACGTTCGCGCTGACGCCACAGGACGTCATCACCCGCGAGTGGGACAAGCGGAAGTCGGCTTTCGAGCGCAAGTATGGCGCAGGGAAGGTCAAGATCGCGTTCGATCCGCAGGGGAATCGCATCGGTTTTCGGGTGGGAGAGCTCGTTCTACCGGACACTGCAGCCAACGATCGAGTGGAAGAAGAGAGGGCAAGACGAAAGGCGCTCCTCGACGAGGCGATGGAATCAGGCGAAGCGCTCGGGTTCGTCACCCGTCTAGGCAAGAGCTTTAAGAGGGGCACAACCGGGCAGCTGAACTACCTGGCAAAGATCTACGGCAAGGACAACGTCATCCCCGTGTGGAACGAGGAGGGGACCGAGGCGGATCAGTTCCTTGTCCTCGAACCAGGGAAGACGCCCAAGGTCTCCGACAAACCGGGTATTGAGCTAGCCGACATCGCAGACGTCGGCGGAGATGTCGTTCGGGCGCTGCCATCCGCCATTGGCCAGGCGGGGCTGGCCTACGCCTCCCGGGGAAAGGCCGTCAGCCCAGCGACCATGGCTGCCGCTGGTGCAGCCGGTGACGTCGTTGGAGAGATAGCGGCACAGGCGATTGGCTCCGCTCTTCCTGGAAAAGAAGACGCCGATCTGACCGGGAGAGCCGCCGACGTTGCGACGAACGTTGGAATGGGCCTGCTCGGTGAAGGCGTTGGCCGTGTCGTGTCCAAGGGCGCCAATTGGATTCGGCCGAAGAATATCCTCGGCCGTAGCATTGCAGCCAGCGAGGTCATGGAAGGCGGTGTTTCCCGCAAGGCGGCAGACGTAGCAAAAGAAACAGAGCAGATCACCAAGGGGACTGGCATTGTGCTGACGCCCGGCCAGCGGACCATGAGCCAGCATGCGCTCGCCGTCGAGCAGGCGCTGAGACAGACCACTGGTGGCCGTTCGGTGTTCTCGGACTTTGACTCGCAACAGGTTCAGAATCTTGCCAAGCACCTCGACAACACGCTAGCCAACGCCTTTGGCGACATGCACGAGGTGGGTGCGTCGCGAGCCGGGGAGAAGCTGGCTACCGCCTACGATCGATACCTGCGCGGCCTGGCTGAGCTGCGGCGGAAGTCGGCCGATGTTGCTTTCGGTGAAGCGCGCGCGCTTGCCGGGGATGAGCCAATCATTCCTGGCGCCCCCCTTATCGAGGCCCTCACGGATGCGGCAAAACAGCACGGCGCCATCGGCGGTACGCAACCAGCAACGAAGATGGCCAACTGGCTGCAGACAGTGCGGCAACAGCTCGTCGACAGGGCTACCGCGCGAAAGCGCATGCTGGCCGCTCAGAACGGCGTCTCCGGAGAGAACCTGAAGGAGATCGTTGCAGGTCCAGAGGACGTGCAGCTGACGATCAACGAGCTCCAGAATCTGTTGTCGGATTGGGGAGAATCAGCGAAGGGGTCCAAGCTCATCCTCGAGCAGCTCGACAGCCGCACGAGCCAGAAGGTCGCCGCGCAGGTCTTCGGTGGCCTCCAGGAGTCGCTGAAACAGGCTATAGAGTCGGGTGGAGTAGCGGCACAGAAGCTCGAGGCGGCCCGGGTAGCCTATGCCGCAGACTCCGAGGCGATCCGCACTGCGCGTACGGAGGTTCTCGATCGTCTCCTGAACACGGTGGCACAGAAGGGGCGGGAGATCGCCCCCGGGCAACTGCGCAAACCACAGCAGATCGTCAACACCCTACTTAGCAAGTCCACGAGTGACGACGAGGTCGAGGTCGTCATGCGCACAATGCGCAGGATCGACCCCGATGCCCATAAGGCAATCCAAGCAGCAGCCGTTGAACAGATGCTCGAGAAGGCTGAACCTGGACCGAATACCGCGTTCGGAGCCGAGGGCTTGGAAGTCTCGCCTCGTCAGCTCGCCAGCGTGTTGCTGGGGCAGCAGAAGCGCATACAGGCGCTTGTCGGGACCGACACTGCCCTCGGTGCGCAGTTGCAGCGCGTCGGGAAGATCGCCCAACGCATGGGGCAGACAGCTGGGATCTCCGGATCGCAGACAACGCCTCTGGCAGACATGATCGGGGCCTTGAAGTTGCTCAACCCGACGACGCTCATGAATCCTGTTGCGTTCGCCGAGAAGATCGGGACCATCTTTTCCAGGAAGCGCCTTGCCAAGATACTCACGAACGAAAACGATATCCGTCTGTTTCTGCAGCTCGAAGACCCGCCAGCGTGGATGGGAAGCGTGGCTGTCATTCGTGCGCTCGAGCAGCTGACCGCGAACATCCTCCGCGAGGAGGATGAAGAGAGGAAACCGCGATGATTCGCACAGTCGTTTGCATCCTCATGCTCTCGTCGAGCGCGTTGGCGGGCTCTTTGCCGGTCTTGAAGTACCGTGCGCTGGACAACAGTGGCAACGCCATGAGCGGTGCGAAACTGTATTTCTACGAGGACGGCACGACGACGCCGCTAGCGACGTACAGCGACGAAGCGTTGACGACTGCAAACACAAACCCTGTGGTTGCAGACTCGAGCGGGTACTTCGGCGAGATCTACCTGAAGACCGATGAGCAGTACAAGGTTGTACTCAAGACGTCAGCTGGCGTGACGATATGGACCGTCGACGACATCACCGCATCTCAGCTTGTATCCGATTCGTTTGAGGCACGAATCGGTCAAGCAGCGACGAATCCTCTGGATTATGGCGCAATCGGAGACGGTGTCGCCAATGAGGTCAGTTACGTTCAGACAGCAATAGACGCAGCAACAGGTGTTGTCGACCTACTTGGCAAGACATACCGTTGCGACAGTGTCATCGCAATCAACAGCGGAGAAACCGGGGTTGTAATCAAGAATGGTACTCTCGACTTTTCGAACTCAACAGCCGGATCCAACGTCTACATCTACGGCACAATTGGCTCTGCAAACTCTCTCACAGGAGATGCGAACATCGGAGCCACAACGCTTGCTGTGACGAGCTCGACAGGTCTTGCGGCTGGGGATTGGTTGATTCTGTCGTCCGGAAATGCTTGGTCAGTTGGGCTCACGAGAGGAGAGCTCGTTCAGATCGACAGCATCGCAGGGCTGAACATCACGTTGAAGAAACCAATTGAAGCGACATACCAAACTGCCCTCCTTGGTAGCGTGTATGACATCACGCAGGCCCCGCAAAGAATCCGGTTCGACAATGTCCGGTTCATCGGCAACACTTCTGCCGTTGGAACTGGGGACATGGTCTACATTGACTACATGGCATTCGACATCGCATTCGAGAATTGCACGTTCGACAACGTGAAAAGGTATGCGATAGCCTCAATTGGCGGGTGCAACGTCCATGTAGATCGATGCACGTTCACGAACATCGCAAGTTCAGGTGCGGCGATTGCAACGTCAGGCCCGACGCAGAACCTGATGGTTACAAACAACAGGTTCTCACGTGTCCCTCTCGGTGTCGGAGTTGGACTGTCTGGTACAGTCCAAACGAGATACACAACGATCCGTGGCAACACGTTTGAGGGTGTCACACAGGGGATTGTTGTCGGCCTGTCGTCTCAGTACACATCGATTGACGACAACGACATCATCGGTGACACCTCGGGTGGTTCCGGCACCGGCGATGGAATCATGGTGCTTTCCCCAGATGCTACTGTGACAAACAACAGGATTCGCGAAGCAGGCGGGAACGGAATCCTTGTTGATACTGACTCAGTCACCTACGATAGCGGCAAATCGCACAGCATGGTCATTACGGGAAACCGAATCTGGGAGCCGGACGACTCAGGAATCGACGTCGAAGATTCTTCGTCGCCTGGATTGAGCCATTTGATCATTGACGGCAATGAAATCTACGGGGGGACATACGGACTTTATGTGCGGAATTCCACGGCCATCATGCATGGAAACTCAGTGGTTGATTCGTCGAGCCACGGGATATTCATCTACCTACCAGTTGCAAGCGCGAATTTCGTCGTAGATTCAAACAACGTTGTGAATCCAGGAGACAATGGAATTTACGCGTCGACTGCTGCCGTGGCATTGGCGGGTCTTGTGGTCAGCAACAACACCGTCAAAGACGTGGACGAAGCTGGAGATGTTTGCATTGGTGTGTCAAGCGATGCCACAGGCACTGTTACTGGCATCACGATTTCAGGGAATACACTTGAAAGAGATGATGACCTCGACGATTCGATACAGCTGTCCGGTGGGGCTGCTGGGGCAGTGACGCGTGTGGTTGTGAGCGACAACAACATGTCGAATGGTGCGTATGGGATTGGAGAGCCGACCGACGCCAACGCAACGAACGTCGTGATTGGTCCGAACTATTGGGATGGCATTGCCACTGCAGAATATGAAGGGACTGTGACACCGGTGGCCGTGGCATTGTCCGCGGCAAATACCGTGTGCAGCACGACATGCGGAACTTTCACATGTCTATTTGGCTACGATGACGCCACAAATGCTGCTGTCGCTTGCAGCAACATCATCGCTGATCACTGTGTTTGCTATCCATAAGGAGCTGGAAATGTATCACTCGGCCAAGGTTCTGTGCATCGGAGCTCTAATTGTTGTGATGTCAAGCCTCGTCGCGATCCAGGTGTTCGCTACAAACTGGTCTCAGCCGACCGTCACCGATGTTCCAAATGGAACCTTTCTGCAGAATATCAATCGCCCGTGCATCCACACCACGGGTGGCTGGACAGACATCAACTGCACAGCCGGCGCTGCATATTCTGCGGTTCTCCACACGCATAGCCGGTACATCATGCAGGCTGTAAGCGGTGATCCGTACATCGCTTTCGCATCGGCGAGTTCTGGGCAAGATGCAGACTCGAACGATGGCTATCTGCCCGAGGGCCAGTGGTACGAGTTCATCACGGCTGGGGCGGCGCAATACGTCACCTGTGATGGCTCGGCTGACACGTCTCGGATTCGCTACATCGAGTGTCTATGAGGTGCAACATGCGCAAGGCTCTTCTCCTGTTATTTGTTTTCCTTCCGGTCGTTGCGAGCGCGAGAAATATATCGCTGCCGAAAGAGTCAACTGCGATCCCTCGATCTGGCGTGGCGCGTACAAACATAGACCTCAACGGCAACGACCTCGAGAACCCCGACTCGGTGCTGTTCGACGCGCCGTCGTCTGACGCTGCGACGACCGACGTCACTGTCACCAGTCAGGCGCCATTCGAGGGCGTCAACGCTGCGAACACATCGGGCGGCAACATCAACTGGGTACCGGCGACTGGTGCGATCAACGTGACGGGCATCCTGGTGCGAGCCGACACTGCGGGCGACACCATCAGGATCAACGGCATCAAAGAAGATGGCTCGACCTTCGACGTGACGCTCACCGAGGGTTTGGATTACGTGTGCGCCGCCGCCGCCTCAGACGCGGCGTGCGTGTGCAATATCAAAGCGGCGGTCGATGCGCATGCGACGCTTGGGCCACTGACCACAACCTACAGAACCGATGGCACGTGCAGCGATGAGAGGCTGGCGATCTTCAGGGCCGGCTCGGCGATGACTGTCGTGCTGACCCCAAGCGACACGACCAACACGGTGCGCGTGGCTGGTGCGTCTGGCATTGTAGGGCTGCCCGATGGGTCGGCGGCGTATCCGTCGATTGGGTTCATCTCGGACAATGACGGGACGGGCACAGGGATCGCGCGGCCAGGCGCGAACATGTTTGCGATCTACTCGAACGGCAACACCAACACGGTCTTTGCCACGAACTACATCAGCATGTACTACCGACTGACAAACTCGAGCGCCGTCCTCAACCTCGGCACCTCTGCTGCCACCGGCCACACGCTCGCGTCCGGTGACGTGATTGTTGGCGGCAAGCTGGAGGTGGATGGTCGGCTATACGTTGACAACGGAGTGGTGTTGCTCGACAATCTAGACCTATCTTTTGGCAATTCCGAGGATGTTGACGTACGCTATAGCCTGGCGCAGACTCCTGATACTTTTTTGCTGGGTGTAGGTGCAGACTCCAATGGCTTCATTATCTGTGAAAAAGCAGATAAGACCGTCGACTTCGGGCACGCTATACAGACCAACCCAACCCTCTTCATCCAATCGGCCGACTCGGGCACGATTGCCGATTGGATCTCGCTGGCGCATGACCAGACCAACCCGGTGTTTGGTTCGGGTGGCGGCGACTTCCGTTTCAATGACGACGGCAACAAGGGCGTCGCAACGTACATTCGGACAAACACCTCTTCCGTGACCTTCGCCGCCGATCCGGGCGATGCGAGCAAGACGGCCACCAATCTCATCCCAGACGGCGCGTTCGTTGTAGGCTTCTCGTCCCGCGTCACGACGGCCGGGACCAACTGCGCAACCGTGGACATCGGCATCAGCGGCGGCGACACCGACCTGTTCGCCAACGATACGGCAGTCGCCCTCGCCGAGACGACAGACAACACCGACGTGACAGCCGACCTGGCAGCAGCCGGGCACCCGGCGCTTGCCGCTTCCTCGGTAATCGTAACGGGCAACGTCAACTGCTTCGGGCTCGTGGTCGCGCTTACTGTGCACTACCTCGACGTTTCCGCCGCAACTGCAAACTGAGAGGGCACCACCCATGGCCGACACAAAACCAATCTCTGCCACCAAAATCTCTCTCACCAGCCTGGCCCTAGGTATCGCAATCGTCGGCGGATCGATCTACTACCTCGATCCCGGCACCGACGAGATGCGGCCCGTGGAGCAGGTGGCCCCCGTCGACCCCTTCGGCTTGATCGAGAACGCCGACCCCAAATGCGCCGCGGAGATCCGGCTTCGTGGCCCGCTTCCGGTCTGCAGCAAGACCGGCGCCACGGAGCTGCACGGCAAGTGGACCACGGACCTCTGGGAGTGCGACGGGGCGATCATGAAGGCTGAGATCCAGACGTGCTTGGATGAGGCGCAGGCGAAGGCTGAAAAGGCGAAGGCAGAGAAGCCGGCCGAGGAGCCGATCGGCGAGATGACAGGAGATGTCGGCAAGTGACTCTTGACGAACAGCTCGACAGCGCGCCGCTCGAGGTTCTGGCGCTGATCCTGCGGCTCCTGCCGGTGTGGAGGTTCCGATGAGCTGGCAAGACCTACCGGGCGACAACACGCGCAACTGGAGTCGGCGCCGTCGCAGTGGGTGGTGGGTCAAGTACGTCGCCATCGTCGTGCCGATGACGACAATCCTGACTGCCCTCGCGACCTGTGGAGGTGTGCGACTGCTCGGGGCGCAGACGGTCGCCGATGCCGAGAAGCAGCACCAGGCTCTGGCGTCTGAGATCAAAGCGGCGGAAGAGCGAAACAACCAGGCGCTCCAGACGTCGCTCTCCCAGGTCAACAGCTCTGTCTCGCAACTCACGACCAGGCTCGACGCATTCATGGCTGCACAGATCCAGCAATCCAGGGGGCGCCGATGAGCTGCGACGATATCGGAGATGCTTGCACGATGGCCTGCGATGGAGACAGCGGGAACGGGAAATCGAACGGCGGAGGAATCGGACACAGCCCGCTCGAGCCTCCGAGCGGTGGCTGGCCATCACAGAAGCCCGACAAGTGCGACGAGCACTCGCACACTCTTTGCCGTGTCATGCGCGCCGAAGAGGACAACGCACGACTGCTCGCAGCGATCCGCCAGGCCGACAGCGACAGCCGAGGTCGTGATGATGGACTGCATACCCTCACGACAGAGCTGATGAGAATCCAGGGTCAGATCCTCGAAACGCTCCGCCACGTGCAGGACGACCAGTATGCCATCAAAAGGCATTTGGAGCTCGTGAATGCCGGCTGAACTCGAATGTGACCTCTGGATCCGGGGCGTTCCGGCGCGAGCGAAGCTGGTCGAGATTCAGCCATGCAAGGTGATCCCGCTCTTCAGTCAGCGCGCCTGGCCGGCTCAGTACCTCGAGCGCGATGCTGCAACAGACTTCGTTGCCATGCGTGAGGCGGCAGAGAAGGACGGAGTCGAGCTGCTCGTCTATTCGGCGTTCAGGACGATGGCAGAGCAAGGCCGATTGTTCCGGGAATGGCAGGCCGGCAAGCGCAAGCTCAGACCTGCGACGCCTGGCAAGTCGACGCATCAGAGCGGCAAGTCAGTCGACATCCAGAGGTCGCACGATGATCCGGACGGCGGAGGCCCGCTCCGCGGAAAGACGGATCTGTGGCTCGAGGCAAACGCAGCCCGCTTCAATTTTCACAACGACGTCAAGGGCGAACCTTGGCACTGGACCCACAAGAGGTGACCCATGCAACCGACTCTCGGTGAGATGCTGATGCGAGATGTTGTCCCCGAGCTCGTAGTGGCGCTCGGCGCAGCGCTGACGCTGCTCGTGGTCTGGCTCCGGAGCAAGACCGCCAGGGCCATCAGCGAGACCAAGATGGCTGGTGCAGCCAAGGCCGCGCTCGACTGGGCGGCAACGCTCGCCTTCGAGGTCGTGATGTCCGGGATGAATTCTGCGAAGGACTGGAAGAAAGAGCTCGCCGACGGGAAGATCACCCGTGAGGAGCTCGACGCCAAGCTGGCGGCACTGAAGGCGGCTGCGCTGAAGACGGTCCAGGACGCGACCATTGGCCGGCTCGTGGGCTCCGGTGCGGTCGGCTCGCACGAGGCAGGATCCGCGGTCGTCAACAACCTCGTCGAGAGCGCCGTCGTCAAGGCCGGAATGGCGACCGCGACAAACCCTCCGCTGCCGCCGTCGACCTGAGAGGCTCACATGTCGCGGCGGCAATCACGGATGCAGCCAAAATGGTCCCAACCGACCTCGAGATCGGAAGAGGTCGGATGGTTGCAGGTGCTATGTTGGCTCCTTGTGGTGTTGGGCTTGGTCTTCGCGTTGATCAGCATGTGGCCGGTCCGCTGAGTGCATTCGCGGAGGCAGAGGCATTGTGGTCATGGAAGTGGCGATTGTCTGACTGGCGGACGATCTGCGGCGTCCAGTTCAACTGGTAGTCCACACCGCGCCCCACCTCAAACCACACACGATTTGAGGCGGAACAGGCCCGATCTCGCACGCGCTGGGGCAGAGTGGACTAGGATGACCTACCCATGGCTTGGCGTAGTCCAGTAGGCGTCTGGGGCTCACGTCTCGACCTCGATGACCTGGATACCAGCCTGTCGTGCTCTGCGGACCGTATCAGCGGTCCCACGGCCTCCAGGGAACGCGATCACCAAGTCCGGCTTGCCCTCGTCAATCATGCGCTGATTACTTACCGGGCTGGCGGATCGGCCTTCGACCGTCCAGCAGAGCACATCGAGTCCGGCCATGGCCGCCCACACGCCAGCCATCTGATCGGCTCCGGTGGCCCCTCCGTGGATGATGACGTCGAACGGACCAAGCTCGTGATTCAGCCTGGTCATGTGGTACCCGAACGCCAGGGCATCACGGCGATGGTCTCCGAATATCCGGCCGCCGCAGACGAGAACGCGAGAGCTCATGCGTGGAGCCTCCGGACGCCTGGATCCGCATCTCGGAATTTGACGGGCAATTGACAGCCAACAGCCGGCGCAACGTGTCTCGTCTCGTCCGACTTTGGCGCGAACCCACTGGCGCAGGCTGTCTGACGCTGTCTGTGAGGGTCGCAATTCGGCGCGAGCGTCTCCACGGTCTTCGAACCCGTAGGCCACAAGTTCGAATCTTGTAGGGCGCGCCAAATGAAAACAACCGAGTTCGTTGCCATACATCACCCCCAATCAGGGCTTTTTGACGGGCGATTGACGGCCAATCTCGGGTTTCTGCGTCAGGGTCGCGTCGATCATGTCGGCGACCTCGCGCATCTGTGGACGCAGCACGTGCGAGTAGATCTCCATCGTCACCCGCGGCGAGCTATGTCCGAGCAGCTTGGCCACCTTCCCGGGGTGCACGTCCTGCTCGAGCAGGTAGGTCGCGATGCCGTGGCGCAGGTCGTGGAACCGGATCCGCTCGCCCCGCTCGACCGGCAGGCCAGCGGCTTTGAGAAGCGGCAGAAAGCTCCGGTTGCGCAGGTTCGGCTTGCGCGTCCAGCCGCCCTCCGTCGTGCAGAACACCGGGGCCCCGAGGTGCCTCTCGGCGAGCATCGCCTTTCGGTGCGCCTGGAGCGCCAGGACGGCGCGCTGCGGGAGCTCGACCACGCGCGTGCTCTGCTCGGTCTTCGCCTCGTCGCTCGGCCCGAAATGGCCCTTGGTCTCGACCAGGGTCCGGCGGATCGTCATCGTCCGCAGCTGCAAGTCGACGTCCGGCCACTTGAGCCCGAGGAGCTCGCCCTGGCGCGCACCGGTGAGCGCAGCCAGCACGTAGAGGGCGCCAAGCCGGTCGGCCTCGGCAGCCGCGAGAAACCGCCCACACTCCTCGCGCGTAAGGACGGTGTATTGCCGCTTCGGCTTGCGCGGAGGCTCGACGCCATCGCATGGGCTCAGCCGGATGTAGCGCCAGCGCACCGCCTGCCGCATCGCCGCGCGGGTGATCTCGAAGACCATCGACGGCGTGCGCTTGCCGCCCGACCTCCCGAGCTCGTTCAGCATCGCCTGGATGTGGAGCGGCTCGAGGCTCGCCAGGCGGATCGGTCCGATGTGCGGCTTGATGCAGCGGGCGATCAAGTCCTCGTAGCGGCGCCTGGTCGTGACGCGGATCTCGTGCGTCGCCATCCACTTGTCGAGATACTCGCTGGTCGTGAGCCGGTGCGCCTTCAGGCCGGCGCGGAGCGTGGTCCGGTCCGTGGTCGCCAGCTTCTCGAGGACCTCGGCTTTGGTTGCTCCGTACAGCGTGCTCCGCATCCGCTTGCGCCGGATCGCTCCGTCTGGGCGCTCGATCATCGCGTATCCGATCGAGACCTCGACCGTCCAGCGGCCGTCCTTGCGTTGATAGACCGCGCCCTCGCCTCGCCCGCGTCGTGTTCGTGTCACCGGCTACCCCACGGCCCGCATCATGCTCTTCGCCGCCATCTCGATCAGCGCCTTCTTGGGGATGCGACGGCGCCCGCGGATCTGAGCATAGACGAGCTCCCCCGACTCCATCAGGCGACAGACCGTCCTGGTGGAGACGGACAAGAATGCCGCGGCATCTGCCACCGAGACCAGCCCCTCGTCAAGGAGACCGGCCACCTCTCGCTCTGTCATGTGCTTCTCCTTCGCATCTTGCGTATCTCCGTCACGTCCCGGCCATCGACGACCGCGCGAGTGTCATGCGCCGGTCTCTTCCGTCTTCCGCCCGAGCCCCACGGTGATCGGCGGCGGCACGAGCATGATCTCGGTCTGGCAGTGCCACAGATGCAGGCAGTGCGGGTGGTCGTTGCAGTAGTCCTCGATGGCCGGGTGGATCTGAATCACCGTCGCCGAGGGATCGAAGAACAGGTCGCGGACCTTGCACATCTCGTCCCAGGTCGGGCAGCGATTGCGACCAGGCAAAGACACGCTGACGTGGTCCCAGCCGAGCCCGTCGCCGACGATGATCTTCACCTTCACGGTCTGCAAAGGCATCTTCAGCTCGAGACAGAATAGGCCATACGGAGCTCCGCGCGGAGACGACCAATCACCACCGCACACCCGCCCGCGCTCGACGACGTCGGGATACCTCGGTCGCAATGCCGAGCCTCGTTCTCGTGCTGTCGTGTCGGTCAAAACGGCTTCTCCTCGTCGTCCTGCTCCTGGTCGCAGTAGTCGTCGTCCATCGAGTCTTCGCCGAACGTGATCACCTCGGCATCCTGCTCGTGCGCCGGCAATGCCTGCTGCTGCATCCGCCACGGGATGATCGGGTCCTGTGTCTGTTCGGCGGCGTAGGCGCGCGCCGTGTCCTCGTCGGTCCACGAGATTCCGTAGATGCTCGCCCCGCCGTAGTGCTTGGTCGCCATCGACCCGTCAGCCCGCGGGATGTCGATCCGGGCCATCACGGTCCCGAAGCGCTCCTCCTCGACGATGAACCCCGCATGTGAGCGGTGCCCCATCAGCTCGAGGATGCCCCAGCCCCGCACCCGGTTCGTGTCGTTCTTGTCGGTCATCTCAGAACCTCACCGTGCACGACTTGAATACCAGCCCGCAGCACACGACGCCGCGTACCATCTTGCCGACCGGATTCTTCGCGCGGAACCCGGTCGACCAGGAGTCATCCCTGCTGCACGAGAACGGAGACCAGCCGGTGATCTCGATCTCGGTGAATCCGTGGTTGCGCAGAGCTGCGCGCGACGCGTCTTCGTTGGCACAGCCGATGACGGCGAGACACGCAATCAGTAGTAGGCTCCTCATCGCCTCAAGACCTCCAGTTATGAGCGCGCACTCCGCGCGCAAAACGCTCATCTCCCTCGCTCGATCTCCGACAGCTCCTGCATGCTGATTCCGAGTCTCACCGACTCCTGCCGCAGCGACAGTCCACGAGCCTTGCGGTCTTCTCGCCTGCGCTTGCCTTCACAGATTCGCGCCATGTGCTCGGGCGTCACCTCGCCGGTGCCGTTGCACGTGAAGCACGGGATCTGCTCGAACGCGCCCCAGCGCTTGCCGTTGCGCACGCCATCGACGAACGCTCCGACCTTCTTGGGGCCTTCACAGTGCGGGCAGGTGGTCATTGTCTCAGCTCCGGATGCCGCGCGAGCGCGAGTTCATCGACGTCGATCGTGATGCTCATGGCCACTCCGAATTCGCCAGTGCGCCGTGCTTGGCGCGTCTCTCCGGCGGCAGATTGTTGTCCTCGCGCCAGACGTCGAGCAGGCTGCGCTTGGCGTGCACCTTGTCGGGCGTGCCGCAGTGCGGACACGGCGCCATGTGCTCGTCGTCGACAATCAGGATCTTGCGCGCGCGGTCGATCAGCACGATACGGATCGACGGCTCGCCGAGGTCGGCGAGGATGTCCGCCTCGACCCTGTAGCCGTGGCTGTCGATGCAGGCGGCGATCCACTGCGCGCGGCAGGCTCGCTGGTCGACGGCAGCAAACCACCACGTCGAGCCGTCATCGAGTTCCCACAGGCGGGTGTCTGTCATGGCTTCTCCTCGACAAGAACAAGGCGAGACGGGCTGATATCCTGCAGATCGGTCTTGTGACCGTCCGGTCCCTGGCCTTCATGCACGGTGTAGTTTCTGTCGGAGTCATCGAGACCGCAGTCGCCGCGTCGAAGGTGCTTGGCGCAGAACCGGCGCGCGTCTCGGCCACTCCAATCGTTCTCCGCGGTGTGCTTGTTCCCTTCGCTGTCATATCGGTGATTGAGCAAATACGTGCTCACCGCTGGTTCGCTGCATCCGACCTGGAAGCACAGATCCGGCGTGGCGTCTCCTCTGAACCAGCCGACATGCCCCGTGTATTGCTCGGGCCAGATTCGCAACGCCCACGGCAGGTGGCCGAGAGTAGCGAGCAGTTGCTGCCGCTCGCCGTTGTTTGTCATGTCGATGATGTGCCGACCCTTGCGGCGGAACCGCAGACCGTCGCACGGCAGGTCGTGCAGGTCCTTGTGATCAGACCACACCCCGGGGTAGATGGCCGCACACGCCGTCTCGATGCTGCAGTAGCCGCCGTCGAATGGTGTCCAGATACCACCTTCGCGTCGCTCCCACATGGCGCTGACGCGCCATTCGTCGCCTGACAACTCGCTTGTCTTGTATCGTGGCACCATGATGCACCTGAGCAAGGGCTTTTCGTCGACGATCACCTGCACCTCGTCGAGCCCTTCGTCATCACGGTGCTGCACGTAGTTCAGTTTCATGGCTTCTTCTCCTCGGGCACATACTTGGCCACACGCTCATCGGCTCCATTCGATCACCCACACGACTCGCTTGGATCTGGTCATGGCTTGTCTTGCTCCTGGGCGTTCAATGTCAGCACCGCCCAAAGAGCCACTAGCCACACCAGACCAAGCATCAAACCGGCAACACCAGACACGCCCCACAAGCTCCACACGATGATTGTGAGCGCAGTAATCGGAGCGCTAACGACAAAGATTGCGAGGACGGTTCTCATGGCTTGGTCTCCCGCGGCGGCGGTCCAAAGAACTCCGAGCGATCAACTATCTCCGCGAATCCGTCATCCCCCCAGCGCACTCGGATAACGACGTGCTCCGCATTCTTGCGCCGTGCGAATCCACGCCTACCCCAGCCTCGGCACTTGCACTCATGATCAATGTTGCCATCACAGTGCGGTCTGCCTTCGGAAATGGCGAAACAGATGTTCTCCACCATGGAGTCGATCGCACCATTGTTGCCGCCATATCCAGCCGCGGCGTACTTCGCTGGGTAGTACACGACACATGGCGCGTCGAACTCCCACCCATCATCCCACATGCAGCCACGGAACTCTGTTGGGCGCCCACTGGCAGTCATGGCTTGGCCTTCCCGTTGTCGGCGAGGGCGGCGCGGGCCTCGCACAGCACGCACGCCTCGGTGCACTTGCCACCTATTGACGGACCTGTGTGTTGCATGGCCCTTCTGCTGATGGCTTCGCGTAGGATTGATCGCAGCCGATTGTTCTCCGCACGGAGTGCCATGCACTCATCCACGCGACGAGCGACATCGACGCATGACGCGCTCATGTAATCCGGGTGCATGTTTCTCGCTTCCGCGGCGCTTACTGGCGTGTCGGCGAGTGCGACTACACCGCATGCCGCGAGGCGCATCCTCTCGCGTTCCAACTTGGCGCGCAGGTCGGCAACGAGCGCATTGCCCTGACACGATCCGCACACTGTACCTCTGGCCTTCATCTCCTCATCGCAGTTGCAGACGTACGGGTGATTGGCATCTTCGGCAGCGAAGTAGTGCTCGCACCCAGGCCAGTCAGCAGGCACACACTCCGGCGCTTGCTCGGAGCACGACTCGGTGCCCCACGACACACAGTCAGCACATCGGGTGGTCTTCTCGGTCATTTGCGTGGCTCCACGATCTCGACCCCGCCGTCGATGTAGCCGTGGGCCCACTCCTGCCAGTAATACTCATGCAGCCAGGCGATCAGCTCATCGCCGTCGAGCTCGGCAGGCACGTCGCCGTCATCGATCTCGATCTCGTCTTCGTGGCTGGCCTGTGGGTAGCCGATGCTCAGCGTCATGCGGATCTTCATCCTCTCGTCCTCCTCGCCTTATCTTGCGGTTGGCGTCTCCACAGCTTGGCGTGCGCGCAGGTCGTGAAGTGCGACACCAGACGTTTCACGCCAGGCTCTGGCTTCACGACGTGGGCGACGCCGTTCTGGAGCTCTACGTTGCCGCCATCGACAGGCTCAGGGTCGAGCGGTATCGGAATGCCCGTCAAGGTCTTCGCCCAGAGGATGGGAGCGCGGCAGGTACGGCAGGTGCTCATCTTGCACCTCGGGCGAGCGCCAATAGGGCGTCGCGGAAGGCGGGTGGGGTCGACGCGCACTCTCGCCGGCTGAGCCTGGAGCGCGGTCGGATGCCCTGTGTGCGTGCACGTCGGCGTTCGGCTGCAGTATGAAAGCCCTCGTCGAGTCGACGTCCAGACGACGGGCCCCAGACGAGCTCTGGCGTCTGCACGCCGTGCGCATAGAGCCACGTGGCCTTGCGTGCCGGGTGCCCGTAGTGACCCTGCTCCACACAGCACGTCCACCCGCCATCTATGCAGGCCACCCACCCGCCACGACGCGGCGGAATCGCGAGCGAGAAGCGACGAAAGGCATGGCTCCCTTCCGGGTGTTCGAGCACCCCCCCCCATCGCTCGCACGGCGGATGCGCCACAACCGGGTGCGGGCCGGCATAGCCGCGCGCGTCACGAGACTCCGGCCACGGGTCCACCCCCGGGATCCCGTAGTACGCACCGCCCTCCTCGACGTAGAGCGCTGCAACGGTTGCGAGCTCGCTCACTCACCGCCTCCTGGCCTGAATCCCAGAAACCTCGGCCCGTCGTGCAGGATCTCGTCGAGCTGCCCGTCGCTGTCGTAGTAGAGCAGCCGGCGCTTGCCCAGATGACCGGCGGCGAACAACGCGGCCACGACATGCTCGGCATCGTTCGTCACGGTCGGGTGCATGTGCCACGGCCCGACGTCGCGGATGACGAGCGGCTCGCGGCCATCGCCCTGCATGACGTTGTAGCGCGCGTGCGTCATGGTGCCGTCCGCGTCCCCGTCCGCGTCCCCGTCCGCGTCCGCGTCCACGTCCGCGTCCCCGTCCACGTCCGCGTCCCCGTCCGCGTCCGCGTCCCCGTCCGCGTCCACGTCTCCGTCCGCGTCCCCGTCCGCGTCCACGTCCCCGTCCGCGTCCGCGTCCGCGTTGCCCGCAGGTGAGGACGCATCACCGCACCGTCCTGGGAAGCGCATGCGGCCAATCGGTGATGACTGCACCGTTCGCCGGGAGATCGACTTGCACGCCGTCCGGGGTCGGCTCGATTTCGCATTCGGCGTCGAAACGGCCAGCGAAGAATTCCGAGCGACGACCCGTGTACGAGATCCATGCAGCATCGGTTAGAACGATTCGCTCGGCGTCTCGGCTGACGAGCCGACCAACGTACATGCTGACGCATCCGTCCGGGAGTGGCACCTCGACGACGAGGTTGCGTGATGCCGACTTCTTGGTTGCCTTCTTGGTTGCCATCTCTTCACTCCTATGCCGCGGTGTGCGGCGATTGATTCTGTTGGCTCTGCGACTCAAGTGCTGCCTTGCGCGCCTTCGCGTACTGGTCGCGTCGATAGTCACGCGCGCACTCCTCGCAGCAGAACGGACCGGCCTGCTTTGGGTTGCGCTTCTTGTTTCTCAGCCAGTGCTCGACCTGATCTTGCCGGACCTCACGACCGCAGCCTCGGGTTGCGCAGCGGATCATTGTCAGCTCTCCACCGGGACAGACGCGTGCTCGTCAGCAACGTCGATGCCGTCCACCACCGTCAGCGGATCCACCTCATGCAGAAGTCCGATGACTATCTGCTCAAGGTCGACTCTCGATGCCTGTGCTCTGTCCAAGTCGACGCCCGACATCAGACGCGCCACGACAAGACCGAGGTCGGTGGCCGAGATGAAGTAGCCCCTGCTGAGAAACTTTCTCGCGCGCATCAGTGAGCCACCAACGTCTTCCTGGCGCACTGGCTTGCAGTAGACAAGGCGTCGAGCTGCGAGGTCGGCGTAGAAGCATGCATCGCAGAGCGAGTGCCAGCGATCCTCGTGCCACCACGCGACTGACCGCGCGATGGTGTAGTCGAACTCTTCGAGCAGTTGAGATGGTTCGCTGTAGAGCCAGCGGTGAATGAACTGGACCGGTGTCCGGCCCGGCGTGAGCACCGTGTAGGCATTCTCCGTCTCGTGCAGACGGGCCTTCCGGGAGAGGGCGAGCTTCAGCGCGACCTCGTGCAGCTTGTCTTTGTCGGCTCCGAATAGGTCGATGTCTGATGGTTGCTCGTTCGAGATGACGGAGCGGATGAAACCACCGGCGACGAACAGACTGTGCTCTTTCAGGAGCGCTTGCACGTCGCGCGGGAGATGGATGACCACTCGTCGAATGTCGGCCTGAACAAGGGTTGTTGTTGGTCTGGACATGTCACACCGCCTTTTGCTTGAACCCGTTGCATGACCGCAGCCACACCGGATCGAAGTTGCTTGGCCAGAGAAACCAGCCATTCACGATTCCGTGCGGATCGCCGGTGACGCCGAGCTTCTTGCGTGCGCCACCGTCTCCGAGCAGCCCCCCTGCGGTCTGCATGAACAACGTGAACGGGTCTTGGTTTCCGCAAGCGTCCGGGTGACCGCATGCGGAGTGAGCGTCGCCGGCAAGCTGGCGGCGGTAGGCGCAGTCGTAGCAGTTGGGTTTGGTTGGTTCGGTGTTCATCTCACGCCACCTTCTTGGGTTCAGCCATCCGATCCTGGTTCTCTATCTGGAGCTCGTGCAGCGCTCTTCGCTGTCAGCTCGTTGCGGCGTTTCGCGAATGCGGCGCGCGCCTTCTGTGTCGTCTCCGGGTCGAGCTTCAGGTTGATGATGTCCTTCACGAGCGCGTCGAGCCGCTCTTTGCTTTGCGCATCCAGTAGCTCTGCAACGACATCTCGATCTGACTGTTCTACTGGCTCAACGACACGATGCTGTTGAGACTCTACACCGCGGGCCCACTGTGCAAACGCCTCTCCTGTAGCTCTATCGATGGGCTTGTCGAGGGAGACGAAAGCTCTGTGCTGCGCCTGCAGTTTGATCGGGATCGGCACACCGGGGTGCTCTGGCAGCATGAGGCATGACATCGTGAGTTCGAACGGTACATTCTTCTCACAGATGGGTGCCCAACCCCTGACGCCGCTGGCATACTCGGGGGTCGCGCTGCGGAAGTCGGCCGGCTCGATCTTGGTGCGGCCGCTGTTGTCCTTGCCAATTTTGATCTTCTCCTCCGCCCGCAGGCAGAGAATCAGATGCGCCTTGGTCTTCAGGAGCTGGCCGATGAAACGATGTTTGTGTTCGATCTTTGGCTGGATCCAAGCCTGCATTTTGTAGCGCTCTTCGAGTTTCCAGTCCGGGTCACGGTTGTTCGGGCGTTGCTTCGCCTTCTCGACGAATGCGGCGAGCTCCTCCTCATGCCAGTCCAGGATACCGCCAGGTCCAGCGTGCTCGTGTGAAGCCTGGTCGACGACAATCACGGGGTATCCGGCCTTGTCGGCATCAGCGATCATCTCGGCGTAGCGCCCCGGACGGAACGGCTCGGAGAAGCGAGCACAATCAAACTTGAACATGTCGGCGTAATGGAGTGCCCGACCATTTTCTGTGTCGATGACTGCGAACGGCTTTCCGCCTGACATGCCAGTCGCTAGCTCAAGGGCTGAATAGGTCTTGCCGCTCCCGGATGGTCCGGACAATCCGACCAGGAGCGATAGGGACTGGCGTTTAGCAGGCTTGAATTCAGTTGGCATTGGATGCATCTCTCTCTGCGTGGATGCGCTCTTCGGAGTCCCACATGACCCATCCTGGCATGTCTGCAAAGTAGGCGCGTTCCTTGGTTGTGTGTGGGTAGCCAGGCCAACGGTCTGTATCGAGGCATCTCCGCCAGACGCCCAGGGCTTGAAACACGCGTTGCTTTGCATGCTCTTCGGCGTCTGGACCGAGGAGAACAACGCTGCACTCGTATGGTGGATCGATCTCCTGGATCACGAAATAGAACGACCGTTGGATCTCCCCCCTGATGACATCCAGGCCGCGCATGACAAGCGCAGCCTGGATGTCATAGCCGCCAGAGAAGAGTGTTCGTTTCGCCCAGCTGTGAGCATCTGCGTTGTTCGCTGTCTTGTAGTCGAATACGACCAACGCGTCGTCCGAGATCCAGTCGGGCCTCGATCGGCACCACACGCCCTGGTCATGCCAGATCAACGTCTGCTCGGTCTTCCCTGCCCCGAATGACGCCACGACAGGTCTCGCCTTGTCGACCATGGCCGCGAGTCGTGATCGGTCATCCTGGAGAAGCGGGATCTTGCCTGACGCCCGACAGTCGTCGCGAAACGCCTTCGCGTCTTTGGTTCGCCAGTCTTCCCAGTCTCCGAAGGTGATACGGTCCTCTCCACCAAGCAGCATGAGGTGAGCCGCTGAGCCGATATCAGCTCGGCGAGCGTTCGATGTCTTCTTGCCGAGTCTTGGGTGATCCAACCATGCGTGCTTAGGCGAACGCGTGTTCACGTTCATGACGACCTTTGTCGACACGCTTGGCTCTTCGCACGGGTCCGCGACGTACTCGTCCATGCTGATGTCGTAGATGCCTTGTCCGAGCGTCATGCTGACCTCTCGGACTCGCATGGAACTTGGCACGGTGGAGCGAGCGCGGCGAAGTAATCACGGATGACAGCGACGACTGAAGCAAACTCCGGCTCGTCGCTGTAGTTGAACAAGAAGACCTGCAGCATATCGCGACCAGTGGCCGTGAACATGCGCTTGCGTTTCTCCTCGAGCTCGGTGGCCTCGCGCGCCTCGCGCTCCTTGCGCTCTGCTGCATCTTTTGCCTGTCTCTCGGCGTCTGCACGCCTGCGCTCCTCGGCGATGCGTGCTTCCTCTGCCTCGCGTACCTTGCGGGCCTCCTCGTCGGCCTTCGCGCGCGCTGCTCGAGCTTCGGCGTCCGCCTTCTCCCGCGCCTCTCTGGCCGCCTGCTCCTCTGCGGCTCGACGTGCGGCCGCTTCACGCTCCTGGGCCGCGATACGCGCGCGCGTCTCTCTTTCCTCGGCCTCGAGCTTCTCTCGTATCGCGTGGCTCTCAGCTTCACGTTTCTCGCGTTCTGCCTTTTCTCGTGCGGCCTGCTCGTCCTGCTGACGCCTCAACTCTGCCCGCTCCGCCTCGAGACGGGCCTGCATCTCCGCTTCCTCCGCCTCGCGTTTCTCCCTCTCAGCCCTGGCCTTCGCTTCCTGCTCAGATCTCAGCCTGGCGAGCTCGGCGCGCTCGGCGTCGAGACGGGCTTTTTCATCTTCCTGCGACCTCGCTCTGGTATACATGGCGCGCAGGGATGTGATGGATGCGTCTCGCGCCGCACCAGCTTCGTCCTGAAACTCCTCGAAGCCGGTGAGAGACATGGCCTTGAGCTCTTCGGCGGCGCGCTTGAGGTCAGCGGTTCCCGCCTCGACGAGGTCGACGGGAACGCGTCTGATGCGGTCGATCTCGGCCCGGTGCTTCGCCTTGCGCTCCTGCTCGAGGTGAATCTTCTCCTCTTTGACTCGCTTCTCCTCTTCCTCGGCAGCCTTGATTGCCGAGTCGATAGGCTCTTCGAGCTTCAGAAACTCATCGGTGAGACGAGCGGCTTCGGTGTCGATCTCTCTGCATCTCTTCAGTGCAGGACCCTTGATCTCTTTCCGCATTTTCTCCAGATCATATCGCCATCCCCTGATCTCAGAACGTGCAGCTCGAGCACCCTTCAACTGCTCAGGAGTGTCTGTAACCCAGACGGTAGCACCGTAGCGTTGGCGTAGTTCGGCAAGTCCAGCTTCAGTCCGTGAGTATTCTGCAATCGCTGTTGTGGTGGTCATCAGAAATCTCCAGTCCATCAGAATTGACGTTCATGGCCCGGTCGGAATGGACTCCTTGTCGCTCAGAGGACCATAACGACCAGGCCATGAACGGGCCTGCGCCAGGGGGACTACGCAGGCAGATCGAGTCACTGGATGCGTGGTGGTGAGAGTCACCTCGGGATAACCCGCGCATCCAGTCGCCGACACCATGTCGGCAGCTTCGAGTTTGGCTGCGCGGAGCTCGCTCGCACGAAATCACCAAGTGAGCCGAGTTGATCCGCGCAGCCTGCCGGCACCATGCCGGCGCAAGAATGCGGGCAGAGCTGGTGCAGGTGGTCACCATTCTCGGCTCTCTGCCCGGCGCCGCAGACCATCTGCGGCACTCTGAGTGTTTCGAGCCGCGTGCTGAGTCACAGCGGAATTTCTCACGCGGCCCGAGCCGTGCGGCATGCACGGCGTTCTGTGAACTCATGCTCATGTGCAGCACCACAGCGTCACGACCGCGGCGAACAGGGCGCCACACAAAAACGTCGCGACACCGAGAGCGCGCTTCAACCGCTCCTCGTGTCGGACCGCTTCGACAAACAGTCGAGTCGCCTCGCGCCTGAGCTCGAGCTCGGTCTCGTGCACCGCGCGCCATGAGGGTGGGTCTGGCCGAACGACTTGAGAGCGGCTAGGCGACGACATTCCGTTTTGGTTACGCATCACCGCCACCAATCTCCGCGCAGCCACACGGCGCCGGTGGCGGGTCTGGGATCAGGCGTAGTTGCGCCGCGTCGAGCGTCACGAGCTCACGCCAGGACCAGTGGCGCCCGAGCCCTTTGATCGTGCGGAGTCCGGGCGCCGCGTTCTCTTCCATTGCGACTGCTCGCGCAAAGAGATCGGGGGCCGTCCTGGCAAGCTCCAACACCTCGTCCTTGGTGGTCGACTGGCAGAAGAAACAGGCCGACTTTGGCGGCACGCACAGCCCGGCGCGCTCGATCGACGCGATGCACTCTCGGCGACCCCACTTCCATTCGATGAGGGGGAACCACTTCCGATACTTCGGCGTGTCTGTGTCGCCTCTGAGCGCGCGGTGCTGTTCGCCAAAGTCGAAGCCAATCGCCTTCGTGTACTTCGGCCAGCCCTTGCAGTAGCTCTCCTGCGGGGCGATCTTGAACTGTTGGCTGCACTTCCGGAATCCGAATACGATCGACGGCAGCGTATTTCGCCCGAGACACTCCTCCTCAAGCGTCGGGAACATCCGGCGTGCCTTGACTACGGTCAAAGTGGGGAAGCCGGCGCGCGCCAGCCACACCACGAACCGTTCCAGGTGCTCGTAGGTCTCCGGCCGCTCCCCTCCCGTATCAGCGAACATGATGTGATCAGGTCGGATGCCTCGCTCGTGTAGGCCGATGACGAGCGCGGTGCTGTTGACACCGGCACCGTAGTTGACCACGATGGGCCTTTCCGGCTCCATTTGCAGTTGAGACCGCTCAGCCATCTTCATCCTCCACGTCTGGTTTGTCGCACCACTCGGTCAGAGCGTCCGACCACGCCTCGCGTGCGCATCGGTCGAAATCCTCGGCCTGCTCGATCAGCCACGCGTGCACGTCCGGGTCAGACGCGAGCTCCGCCGCAGCACGCAGCCGGCGAGACTCCGCAGACCATGCGCGGTGCTCACCGATGGAGCTCACGTCGCACTCCCCTCAACGAGGCACGGGCCAGACGGATCAACGACCGAGCCCGCATCAAGCTCACCGATGCAGGTTGATCGTGGTGGCCGAGGTCCTCATTGCGATGCGTGCACTCGACTGCCACATGCACGCTGTTGCCGCATTGCGCGCAGTCGCGGACGTCCAGGTCGGTGGTCTCTCCTCCAGCGCACATGCAGCCGCGAATGTCTCCAGGCTCCATCTTCTGGCCGCGCAACATGAGCTGGTAGAACTGCTCGCGCGTGTAGACCGAACCGCAGACCGAACACTTGGCGCTCATTGGTCACCTCCGACTCGCAGGCCGACAAGTCCAGCGATGATGTTCCGTGCTCGCTCAAGTGCCAGCTCGGGAGTGACCGTTTCTCCGGCACGGACCAGCAGTTGCTTCGTGACTTGCGCGACCGCTTCGTCGAGCCCGATCGCGTCGTCCTGCAGCAAGGCAACTTGACGGCGCAGTGACGCGAGCAGCTCGAGTGCCGAGCTTTCGACATGCGGAGCGTCGATCACAGCATCAGTAAGCGATCGTTTTGCAGTGTCCATAACGGTCCTCCGAGCGACTGAGGAAATGTTACACCACAATGCAAGTTTCTGTCAATACGAAATTACACCGGTGTGCAACATGGAGGATACACGGACGCCGTGTGAATTGGTGAACCAGTATGATGTCAGGAACTTACGCGGCGAGCCTCGATGAGGTGAAATATGGCCCTCGGGCTGGGTCTGATTCCGACGCATTGTTCGAGCGGAATCGTCGCCAGCCAGGCTAGCTCATCGTCGCTGACTTTTTCCGAAGAGCACCATGGGGAATCGCGGAATGTTTCAATGATCGCCCGTCGCAGCTCGATCTTGCTGGTGGCCTCTGCAAGCACGTATTCCAGCGGGTAACCGATAGCATCACAGATGCGCTTGGCTCTGTCGATGGACATGCTTTTCGTTCCGTATAGCTCGAGCTGTGCGAGCATCGATGTCGAAATCCCTGCTGCCTCGGAAACTTGTTCGCGCGTCAGGCCGCTAGCATCTCGTTTTATCTTGATGATTCGACCGACACGTTTGAGAAACTCGCTGTCGGCGTCTGTTTTCTGTCCTGCTGGCAAACGTCTGCCCATATGAACACGTTACGCATGGCCACGCGAATCGGCGATGGACCACAGTGCAATTTTGCCTTGACCGCGACTTACACGCCAGTGTAAATTGCGCGGCCATGAAACATCTGCCTACCACAATCGCAATACGCCGAAAACGTTGCGGATTGTCCAAATCAGCACTGGCTTCTGCTGCTGGAATTAGCCCTTCCGCAATGACGAAGATCGAAAAAGGCCATTGGAACATCGGCGTCAAGACACTATCTGCAATCGCCAGGGCATTGGACACAACTCCGTGGCAGTTGCTGCGCAACAGCAACACGCAACGATAGCACACCAACCTGTAAGGGGGCCGCAGTGCGTACCAGCGTGCTGTTGTCGTGTGTCTGTCCCGTCTCGTACTCCGACGGCGTATTCAGCCTTCGTCAGCCATCCTCTCACAACGGAGATCTCGCTACGATGCAGGACAAATGCGCGCGCAACTTGCTCGGACAACTTTCGTCGGTCATCGAGCAAGCTGAAGAGAAACTCCGCATAGCCAACTGGCGGTGCAAGGCTAACAGACTGCACGGCGACTGTGACGCCTGCTCCGTCATTGGACTCCTGCTCGAGGCCGAGAGGCTGCTCGCCGAATACCGGAACGGACCTCGGGATGGGAGCGGAGGCCAGGGCGACTGATGGCTCACATCGCGGTCGAAACCAATCTGCCAGACACCCCAGAGGCTATCGAACTCGAAGAGCTCTTGGGGGTCGAGGATGCCTGGCGCTTTCTCGTTCACCTGTGGCGATGGGCCCTGGACTCTGACTTTCAGGACGGCGTCGTGAAGCTGACGCCGCGTCGCCTCGCCTCCGTGACAAGGTGGCATGGTGACCCGGACACACTGCTCATCGCGTTGTGCGCTCCGCTTGGTCCGGACAAGATGCCCTGGCTAATCGATCAGGGCGATGGGTACTACTACCTGCGCGGGTGGAGCAGAAATAAAGAGTTTTTCTCGAAAAAGGAACGC